TTTCCGTGCTCTATTGAGATATGGTTCCGTGAAGAACCATTCAAGTCTGTTCCCGATCTTTATGCTTCAGGATCAAGACCTGCTGCATATGTAGCTTCTGCTCCAAGTCTGTTAGCCACCAAAGCTCCATTCATTCCACCTACAATACCAGATATCAATGTCGTAATAAAAGCTGTCTCAGCAACTGTCTTGCCCCACTTCTCTCCAACATCAAGGTTCGCCCCTGTTATCTGATTTGCCTTCATGTTAACGCCCCACTCTGCCATTTGCTGCATAAGCTCCTGTACGTTTTCAGCGGCAATGTTTCTGAAAATTTCTTTAGTGGCTTCCTTGCGAGCAAAAGATTTAGTACCTCCGTCTGCAAGTATTCTCATATACTCAGAAGCAGACTTTCTTGTAACTGAAGCTCCAAATGCAGCTTCAGGGTTAACCATCTCAAGCATACCTTGAACAAGTCCACTTACAATTGAATAACTCTCGGCGTCCGAATCAGACATGCCGGCTTCTTTTCCTGCTCTGTAATACCCTTCCATTGTAGTTGCAGTTCCGGCTGCTGCCTGTCCAGCCATGAGGGCAAGTTCACTTCCACCCAATGCTGCTCCTGCTGCGTATCCAGTGCCGACCATTATACCCATAGTTACTGCAGAGCTTACGACCTTAGAAACAATACTATCCTCTATTGGAAGTAAAGGAGCTACCATCGTCTCTGTCCCAAACGCAGCCCTATTGTAAACGTCATCAGTCCAACTAAACTCATCTCCATCTCCAAAGGCTTTAGGAAGATAAGCGAATCCCATAGTTGCGTCAACAATAGCCATCGCCGCTGGGTTGTCAATGTTCTTTGCCTTCCACTCGAACACAGGACCTAGCTGACTTAGTCTAGCTTGCTCTTCTGCAGAGCGCTGCTTAGCCTGATCTTGAGCAATAAAGTAAAGAGGGTTTTCTTTTATAGTTATAGACAATGCAGACTTAGCGTCAGCAATATCTTTTTGATCTTTTTCTACAGCCATCATAGCAGAAACAAACCCTTCATCAGCTATCAAAAGCTTGTAGGTATTCATTGTCTCTGACAACTTTGTCTGCTCCTCTGAAGTATTGGCAATATAGATGCCATCAGCATCTTTTGGCCATGCCATCAACGTGTCGTATGCGCTATCATATGCAAGCTTCTGAGCGCCGTAGTTATTATCCAGTTCTTTTTTATTTATATAAAAAGATTCAGCAGATGCTTTTGAATAAAGATTAAGTGCATAAATATCAGAAGTAGCTCTTGCCTTTTGAAGCATTAGCTCATTTGAATACTCTAATGCTGGAGCAATCGTGGGAGAAATGGCAGATTGAATAATACCGGGCTCTCGCCTCCACTCTTGAGAGTAATACTGTTCATTTTTCTTAAGGTCATTATAAGCAGATGGATTAGTATTAAGAAGATACCAATCACTAAACGCCCTTGCCTTATCAAGAGTATTTCGCTCTTGAACAACTGGAGCTACAGCCACGCCAGGATATTGCGCCGCTACTTTAGTTTGATACTCTGGCGTTCCGGGAGTATTTGCCCTTACATTTGCATTTTGAAATTCTGAATTTTCAAATTCATTTTTACTAGCAACTAAACGCCTAGATTCATAGTCCTGAACTCTTAAATTGTAAGCTATCGTTTCTGGAGCTGTAATATTTTTTATTACAGCCGGAGCAGAGCCCATCATTGGCTCTAAAACATCAGGAACATAATCAAGAAATTTTACAGCTAACGATCTATCATCAACAGGCTTAGGCTCATTATATTGATATCCTCTTACACTAGGCTTAGTCCCAGTATTAAGATTGTTGTTGTAAATAAATTGAGGTAGCTGAGCTGGCTTATTTGCCGCCGGCTGTGGTGTTGAAGGCGATGTAGAAGGAACCGCGTTTACATCCCACTTCCGCGACTGAGCGAATCCCGGCATCTGTCCTGAAGGAGATGGTGTAGATGGTGAAGTCTGGGATGGACCAGCTACGTCTTTTTTTTTTACTTCTTGAGCGTCTGGTACAAACGACGGTGTCGGCCCTTTTTTAGGAGCATTATCTGGAGTAAATGAAGGTGTTGGCCCTGATCCCATTGATTATATTTTTGTGTAAATTGCTGGATCAAATTCAGTTGCATCAATAACCCCCTTTTCACCAGTTGAATTAATTTTAACTCTAATTTTATTTCCATCTCTTGGTTGAGTCCCCGAAGGTACGGCATTTTGTCCAGCTTGCTTATATTCCTCTCTAGTTTTTGCAGCATTAATATTAACACTGAAATCTTTCTTGGCGTTAAGTTCATCAGCCTTAGCCTGCATCTCAGCGACAGGTACACCTAGTTGAGTTTTACCATCAACTTCTTTCTTCACGAGAGCGTTCTTAACAGTAGAAGCTGGAGTATACACAGTTCTCTTTATCTCATTGCCGGATGCGTCTTTTTCAATATAAGTACCAGATGTTATTACGCTATACTGTATCTGAGATGGATAATTCTTCTTGTAATTTTCAACTTCAGAATCTGGAATAATTACCCCCTCTTTTGTAGTAGGCACAATCCTAGTCTCTCCCCAGGTAATTACAGTTCCATTTGCAAGTTCGTTAGGGGCTCCAGTTTCATTGTTAATAAGCTTTTGACCCTTAGTAGTTTGAGTAGTTATAGGCGCAGTATGCTGCACACCTCCAACAGAAGTAACTGGAGATATTTCTGGAGTGGCGTCAGCTCTTCCGCCCATAGACCATCCAGTGTTATATTCAGATGGCTGATCCCATGAACTATATTTTTGTGTTGAGCCATCCGATGCTCCAGGCTGACGAGTGCTAGGCGTGCCGGCAAGTTTCACTTGAGTCACTCTTGGATACAATGATTGAACGCGAGATCGAATGTCTTCTTCTGTGAATATGTCACTCTTTCCTCCGTACTGATCTTTCCATATGCCAGCAGTGATGGCATTAACCTGCTCTTCGGACATACCTTTTTCTGACCATTCAGCCCATACATCGTAAACCCCCTCCTCTCCATACTTGCCCATGCTTGACGCCGTATCATTTGCAAAATTCTTAACAGCATCATTAACCGCAACGTCAAGATTTGTTTCGGCTTGAGCAGACATAAGATACGATCCAAGGTTGTGACCAGTAGGATCAAGAGGGTTTGATAATCCTCCAACTCCATTCATGAATGCAGCACTTGCATCAAGAGCATCCTGAGACAAAACAAGGTCCGGATCATTCTCGAGCTCTTGCAGTTTAGCTACCTGCTCTACAATAGAATCTTCATATCGAGCTACCGTTCCCATTGAGTTAAGCCATCCGTTGAATCCGACATCGTTTCTCAATGCCGTTGTCCAGTCATCTCCATATGCAGCCTTGGCATTGTCTTGCCACATCTGAAGTCCACGATAGAACTCGTCATTGAGTTCACCTTGAACAGCTACTCGCTTTGTTTGTGGTGGAGCAGCAAGCTTATAGAACGCATCAATCTCTTCAGCCTTCTTAGCTGCAGCGTCCTGTAGAGCTCTTTGCTTAGCGTCGAATACTCCAAATGGAGTGAGCATGCTGGGGGCGAATAGAGGAACACTTCCAACTACACTGCCGCCGTAGGTGCCCTTTAGGATAGGATTGTTTGCTGAAGGGAACATGGTCCCATAACTCATTTCTGGAAGACCGCCTTCGTATTGTTTTTGCTGAGCAAGTATTCGCTGCTGCTCAGGATTCATGGTGGCATTGTAATTATACTTCTGATCCATGTATCTCTGAAACGCAGATCCAGGACCGGCGAATGCAGCCACATCATTAGGGCCAGGTGTGCCAGAAGTACCCGTTGAAGGGGTATTCAAGGCCTTTGTCATATCTTGCTTTCCGTTTACTGCCACGTTATGCTGTCATTGTAGGAGATGCCAATCCGCTTCCGCCTAAGTCTGGAAGGTTTTGTCCTGGATTTATATTTGTTGGGTTATATATCCCTGTGCTTGATGGAAGAATTGGAGATTCTGGAGGAGTAGGTATAGGAGGTGTAATCGAAGGAGATCCTCCGCTAGAACTTCTCTTTAACATATCAGCCCAGTCCGACACACCCATTCCTCTTGCTGCTGCATTTGAAATGTTAGCATAAGAATCTTGAGCTCCCTGAGCCCACTCTGCACGCTTCTGTAAACTTTTAGACAACGCTATTTCCATACGTCTCTGTGCAATCTTGTTTGTAAGATCGGACGTAAAGGTATTGTAAAATTTCTGTTGTTCGTCAGCCCGAGCAAGAACTTGATTCATTGATCTTCCGACATTTGCTTGGCTACCTAATAGAGCCTGCATTGTTCCGGCAACATCTCCTCCACCTGCCTGCACAATAGCTTGATTTGTTCCAGCTGCAGCCTGCTTAAGGTATCCCATGTCAGCTGCAAATTCAGATCCAGTATTCAGCGCCCGTCGCTTCTGGTTCATCTCCGCAAGAAATGCAAGCTGAGTAGGATCTGACGCGCCAGGCATGAGAGCCTCTGCCTGTTTCTTAGCTCTTCTTGCTTTTAATGATTGTAGAAATCCAAATGCAGTTCTTTCAATAGCACCTAGACCTTTATTATTTAAGGCGCCCGTTAACTTACCAATGATATCACTATTACCTCCAGTAGCGCCACCGCCTCCTGGCTTCGATAAAAGCTTGCTCAATATCTGGCTTCCTCCGGCTGCGCCTGCTCCGCCTGCGGCTGTTCCTGCTGCCGCTCCTGCACCTGCAGCTATGCCACCTGCTGCCGCTGCACCACCTGCTGCTGTTCCTGCCGCTGCACCTGCTCCTGCAGCTATCCCTGCTCCTGATGCTATAAATGTCATGCTTGTTTTATTTAGAGTTTAATCTTAAGTAACCAAATAATCTACCCATCAGAGATTTCTTTTTACTAATGAATGAATCGTATTCATCGTAACTCTTGGCAATGATATTATCTTCAAGCTTTGCAATGTCTGTTGTGTTTTCTTTGTTCACATGGACAGTTATCCACACAGTATCTGTTATGGCGTGAACGACTCTCTTTGTTCCTGACTTTGATATCATGGATCTTGGAGCTTCGATTCTTTCTGATCCAAACTCTGTTACAACTTCAACTGTTCCTGACATCAAGAAGTTTGGGTGGTCATGCTTATGAATCTTTCCAACAAGTACAGTGCCGGCTGGGATGAATATCTCCCTGACGTATATCCCGTCCGAGAACGAATGTTTCAAGGGACAGTAATCTGTATCTCCAAAGAACGCACCCTCGACATTGGACAACATCTTTTCAAATTCAACTATAGACTCTCTGTCTACAGACTTTGAAATTGAATTATTTGTAAGCTCAATATCCATATAACAACCATTACTTAAGAACCTTAGACTGCATGCCTGCTGTGTGCAGGATAAATTTCGATGCTAAGTTATGAATAACTTTGCACTGAAGCAAACGATCTTGTATTCTGTCGTAAGGAGGATCTGCTTTTCTAGGGATGAACTGTTCCCATCCATCGTAGCGAAGTAGGTAGTTAGGACCCTGGATAGCCTGAGACATTGTAGCAAGGACATTGCCGGCGGTGTCTATAAACTCAATAGATGTAGGCTTGTCTGATCGGTCAGAGTTTATCCTTACTCGAATAAATTCCTTCTCGTCAAATGTGCTAGGAGCCGAAGCCCATGTCACCTCAAACTGAATCGGATCTCCATTAAGAGTAAAGCCATGATCAAGGTCATACGTTACTCCGTCTCTCGATCCTCTTGACTCATTGTTGTACGCACCCATGCGGTCGAACTTCATGTCATTCCATCCGTTCCATGATCCGTTACGAGGAGAGTAGGAGAAACATATTGACAGCGGAGGTTTACCTGAGTCATTGCCCGGGTCGTCTATGTGCAACCAATACTCTTGGTTTCTAGGATCATAATGACCCACAACCTTTGTCGCAAGACCATTCTGTATTCTGTCAAGCACAGGTCTTATCCTTGAGTAGTAGTTAGCTCGTCCAATATTCTTAGGAGCTTGAGGTCCAGATAACATGAACACTGAATCTTTGTTAGCAAAGAATAGCGCTGGCATAAGTATCTGTGCTCCGTTTGCATCCTGGCCCATAGGCACAGTGAACTCAGCGGCAGATCTCCACATCTCATCCTTCATGCCTATACGTCTATCGATCCAATATTCAGCTCCAATAAATGCTGTGTTGGCCATGTACGCAATCTCTCCACCGTTAAGATCGGATAGAATGGATTTGCCTGTAAGCAATAGACAGATTCCGGAATCAGTTATAGCATAAAGGTTCTCGCCCTTCTCATTCATTTCGCTGTATGCGTACTTGATCTCTCCGTTTTTATCATCGATATCAAATGCGTTGTTAGCAGGAAACGTTCTTAATGATGGAGCATCCTGAACATTTATCTGTCTAGGCAATGAGTGCATCTCTCGTGTAGGGAAATGCGTCTGCTCTACAAAGCCGAACTCTGGCTTAGAGAATACATTCTTAGGTTTCTCATTCGAATACTCAGGGTTCACCTGCTGCAAGAATCTGAATCCGCCCCACTTCCACTGTTCCTTCTCCTGCTCTCCGTAATCAACAACATATTGTTTATAAATATTTTGCTCAGCAATTGTCTTGCTATCATCCCATCTATTAGGACGCATCACGTAGTTTACTGAAGGGAAGTATTGAAGTGGATATTCTAGGTTATATCCATAGACCGTGTTGATGCGACTTTCTACAGTGAACATCATGCATAGTTGACGAAGATACCCGAGGTTTAGCCAGTCTTGATCTTGAATGTGATTGACGCCTGTGGTTCTAGCTACTACATAGTGTCTAGGATTTAGCTGCATCTCTGCATATGGGAAACCTATACCAAATGCAAATTGAGTTGACGCTGCATCATCTTCAGCAGATGACTCTCTATCAATAGGAGCGAATATAGACTCTCCGATTGTAGCATCTCCACCCCAGAATCTTATTGGAGCAGTGTTGTCATATTTTACAATGATGAATGCCTTGTCTACTGGATAGAAGTTTGACTGATCAAACACAATAGTAAACTCTCTGTTGTTTGAGTTTGTATGAGTGTATGTTCCAGTGGCTCCGTTGGTATAAGCTCCGTTAGCGGCAATGTAGTTTGCTATGGCAAGTCTTTGAACGTTTGTATAGAAGGTTACGTTCATCCACTTCTCTTCTGTTCCGTCAGTCTTCCTGATATATATGAATCGATCAGTGGTTGCAGTAGGGTGAGTGGACGTCAATGCCGGGATGCAATCTTCCCATCTCTCATCAACAAGAACATATGACTGACCAGAAAGTCCAGTACCTCTTCCGATAATACTTTCTATCTTCTGGTAGTGCACAGGTTTATATTGCTGAAGATTCACATCTCCAACCTCCGCAGCTGTTCTGATTATGTTAACGACATAGATCGGCTCTGTCCAATCCTTCATCCCATCATCTGCAAACGCTCTGTCTGTAACTCCGCCAATGTTTCCTCTTCCGTACAACGATTGGTTTATGCTAAGCTCAAGGTACGTTCCTCGGCCCTCTGTTTTTCTGGCAAGACTTCTTATGGTAAACTCGTTGTTACCTCTGTCTCCTCCAGCAAATAATCCAGGTTGCTGATTGATGTTGCGCCACTTTCCATAGCCAACATAGTTGTACCCATCTCCACCAGAAAATCCCATAGAAGCATCTTCTAATGGATTTATTTCTGCAGCCAATCCGACTTTATCTTTTAGCATCCTCGCGTAAGATATCATATCAATGCAACGATCTCTCACGTTAAGATCAGCTGTAGCTTCAAAGCTATATACCTCAGAAAAGAAACCAAGAGGAGAAACAAACTGCACAGCGTAGTTTTGTGGATTAGCTATGATATCATTGACAGTGTCAGGAGACACAATTCCGTTCTCAATGTCAGGAGAAAATAGCCAAATCTTTCCTGTATCTTTTGTGGTAAGAGATTGATTAGATGCAAAATTATATACCGCTGGGCTCATTGAATAACATCCTATGCCCTGAGCAATCACACGTCCAGCAGCGTCTGTTCTAGCTATGCTAAAAGATTTCATCCACGCTGGGAAATTAGATATCCCGGCAAGAAGATTTCCTTGAGAATAATAGTTAGGTCCAAATCCTTTAGGACTGTAATCTACCTTATCGGTAGAATGGTTGTTTGTTGGAGAGACCCTGGTTGTAGGAATAAAGTTATGTCCAGACGTGTCAGGATCTTGTTGACTTGTAGGTGTGTATGGATGATAGTATGGAAATACCTGATCAAGAGCATCAACCCTAGCCCCATGATTCTCTATTTCTCCACTTGATTCGTTAGGGGTTACAGCGTCATTGACGGTAAGTTGAAATTTCCACCCGTCTACCAGCAAACCGCCAGCCTGATAAATATTTTTGAATGACGTTAGGTCAGTCTTTGATTCCGCATCTGTAAGGTCAAATACTTCGTGAGTATTGCCAATGGTGTTGTCAACTCGGGTTGCCTTGACAGTTCCTCCATACGAATACAGATCGGTTGTGGCCGATGTTGCATCTCGTCTATTTGGCATAAGGACATTGCCGCTGTTGTCAATCTTCTGCGCGAATCCTCTCCCCATGACTCCATCATATCCTTGTATTGCAAATCCAAATCTTTCACCGTGGTGATAGTGCTTTCTATTTACAAAGTTCCAAACATCTGTGTATCCAGCCTTACCCATATTTTCAATGACTGGGTGCATCTCCTTGCCGTCAATCTTGCTGAATATAAGCTCCGACTCCTTAGAGGCGAGACGAACATTCATTAGAGATAGTCGCTTGTTTATGAAGCGCATTGTCTTGGCTCCATCTACATAAGCGAGCTGTTGATTTTCTGTTGCGTCAGAAACAGAAATAGGAGGATCAATGTTTGAATCTGATGGATCTACAAAGTCACGCACAGACACCTCGCCTCTTGCGATATCAATCTTTGATATCACTTCAGATGTAGGAGTAAATCCTAGGCCAGCGCCTTGGTTATAAGCCGTGCGCTTGATCTCGATGTAATCGTAGTTATGCAGGTTGGTTACGCGGAATCTTATTGCAATACCAAATCCTGTAGAGAACTCAGGGTTTGGTCCGCCTCCAAATGTTTTTGATCCAGGATACTGGCTTGACTCGGATGAGTTTGTCTGAACCACTGGAATAAGAGGCGTTGACACCGACCAGTTTGTGCGATCCCCAGCAGATGTAACGTATCTAAATGAGTAGTCATAAATACCTACAGGCAATCCACCTCCGCCACCAACAGGTACAAGCTCCACAAATACAGGAGAGTCATTCGAAGTTGCAAGGTTTACTGAGTAATCGTCAGGGTTGAATGCTGCAAAATATTTTGTAGGATCAAGCGTAAGCGAGTCCACCATATCTTGAACATTCAGTATCAGCGGAGTAAACGACAATGCCGTGAGTCCTAGCAATCCGCCAAGACAGTCTTCGTCAACATCAAACTGAGGAGGATCGGATACAGTTACCGGAAACAGAGAGCTCTGAAGACAGATAACTCCATCGATCCTAATCAACGGATCTAGTGCAGTTGTTGCGTCAGCCCACACCTCCACATAGTGTTCGTTCACTTGTGTTGATACTAGGCAAACGTAATCCGTAGACGGGAGGTTGTCTGGGTATACAAGCTCTTCTCCGCCAATTTTTTGAATAGCACCATCAGCGCCACCGACAGAATTTACTCGAGCATTTCGAGCATCAACATATTTGCCATTGTTCTGAGCGCCAAGCAACTCTTTGCTTGTGTCGCTATCTGCTCCGGCAGTAAATGTTCGAACGTCATATGGCTGGTGCTCTTGCTTCATTTCAGTAGTATTGTTGTTAATACGGCAGCAGCTGTCGCAGATGCCGCAGCAACAAATTTAACTCTTCTGTTCAACTTGGCAATGGTATTCTTTTGATTGTTTATGATAGTATCTTTTGATGCTATCACATCTTTATAATCAGAAACTTGTTGTCGAAACAAAGAATCATTCCTAGAATATTGAGATGCAATAGAATCACATCTTACAACAAGACTATCGCAAAGAGCCACCTTGACAATTGTATCCTTAGTATTAACGTATTGAAGCACAATCTCTTTCACCTTCTTCGTTCTGTAAATGACGGTATCTCGAGGAACAATTATTGTGTCTCGAGCATGTATGGATTTCATAAGAGAATCTACTCTCGATTCGATCTTAGATCCATTGTCATGGATAGATCCAGGAGGACTCATCTTTGTTACATTACAAATGATTCCAAGCATGGCAATGATTGTTAGCACTAGGAATACCTTATAACTGCTCTTTGTCATCTCCCTTATTATTTTGCTTCAGATACTGATATGTAGTCATCCCAAGAAGTGCGGCAACAAATGCGTAGTCGGCATAAAGTATTGACACCATCAATGAGAAGTCTTCTTTTGAATAGGCATGTGATACCCACATAGCATGCATAGATACTACGCAAGACGTAATAGCAAAGGCGGTCAGCTTTCTAGCTGAGGCGCCCTTTGTAGTATGTTCCCACGAACTTTTTATCCAACGTGAGATGCGGCTGAGTCGTCCCATTTTAAGCAGGCATTTGTTATTGCGTTGACAAGTTTGATTTTCCAATCATTGGTCATCATCTTCTTTACCTCAGATTCATTTGTATGGAACCCCGCTTCGATTAACACTGCCGGCATGGAGGTCTTTCTTAGGACATAGAAGTTTTCTTCCTTATCCTTATCTCCATCTAAAGCATCTTGTCTCCACTTTACAGATCCGCCAAACTCATGCTCAAGTTCAGAGATAAGCATCGTAGCAAATGCATCAGACTTTGTCTGACCTTTTGATGTATACACTGATATTCCAGACGCAGGCATCCAGCTTTCACCGTTACCTTGAGCATCAGAATGAATTGAGATATACACAGACTTACGACCTAGGCCAATCTTATTAGCTGTAATAACTCTTTTCAGCAAAGGAACATCAAGGTCGCTTCCTCCAGTTACATCTACAGCCTCCATGCCAATAGATGACAGGTGATATATAAGTCTTTTAGCATTGTCTCTGTTGTTCACGCCTTCGTAAAAGCGAGAACCGTCAGGAAATTTTGGAGAATACTTACCATCTTTAGACTGGTTAACTCCATTGATAACTCCTCCGTGACCAGGGTCTACAATAAATAACGTTGAACTCATTGTTTCTTTTCTTTGTTTTTCTTACTGTGATGCGTCTTCCAAACTCCATAACACGTAAAGATACCAGCTAACATTGCCGCTGTCCATGCGCCCATCTGAAATAGTTGCATGAACACTAATGGTATGTGAGTTTCATTCTGAGTTACTTGAAGCATTAGCGCACCAATAACATGTGCGCCAGACAAGGCAAACCCAACGTAGGGGTGGTTTCCTAAATAATTCTCCATTCTGTCTATGGTCATTTTTGTTTCAATTAATAATCCCATCGGCCAATGTATTCCCTAAAGTCGTTCTTTTCCCCGTCACTCATTTTGGAAACACGTGTAGCCACCCTATGCCATGATCCATTATAACCTTCCTTATCCAATCGAGATGTGTATATTCTCCATAGATTAGAATACATCTGAGGGTTTTCTGTCATGAGCGCTCTTGATGCAGCTTCGCAAACATAGTCAACAACAGCCTGCTTGAAAATAGGAGGTATGAATGGCGTGTCTCCAAGGTTTGCAGATATACCAGAGAATCGCACATGGAGCATATCAAACTTACGAACAGAAGACGACACCATTATCGATCCATTCTCTACGTTGTAGTAGTGAAGATTGCTCGCAGGGTTCTCGTCGTTTCTTATTAGAAGATCTCCATATGGCTGAGTCTGGCTATATGTTCTTCCGTTTATAAAGAACGGGTCTGGAGATTTATCTCCGCGATTCTTTGCAACGACACGACCTCCCTTTGTAAAGTAGTTTCTTTTGTGCCACAACTTAGTCATTGACCCTGGCTCACATATAGATCCGCTATATGCGTAAACTTCTTTTACGTTAAATGTTCCAGCTGGAAGATCTACAGTAAGAGACTCTTTGTCAATTACAAGATCTTCTCTTCTTTCAAAGAATAGTGTGTCAAATGAAAGTTCTTGAAGGCATTCTTGTATTTGGCTTAGGTACCATCCGTGGAATAGTTTCTTACCTTCACGGTCTCCCATATTTATGAGCACATCTTGTAGGATGTTCTCAGGGCTTAGCATGTCATGTCTTGAGAAATCCATCTTTATTCAGCTTGTTGTTGGTTTACGCTTGCTACCTTTTGAGTAGGTACTGCGCCTTGGTTTGCATTTGGATCGTCACCAGTATTTTGTCTCTGACTTGGCACAAGTAGAATGAATCGTCCAAGATCAAGACACTGCCGGCGGAGGATGTCGATAAGCTCTTCCGGAAATTCGAAAGGAGCGTCAATGTCAATCTCTGTCACTGGCTTTATTGTTGAGTAGATACCAAACTCCACATTAGGCACGTTGATATTTTCGATGCCAAGATAGTTCACGTAATTACCTGTACGAAAGAAGTATGGTCTTGACGGAGCTGGCATTGTGTATGGACTCCACGATAGAAGTCTTGATTCAGATGGAGATGTTCTTTCAAATCTAAGCTTGGTGAATCTAGGAGGACACCCAGGACCACCATCAGATTCATAAGCAATATATTCTATACCTCCGTCTTTATCAAAATCAAATATGCTTGCTGGCAACTCAGAGTATTTTCTTCCAGCTACTATCGCAGTTTGTTGCGTAGTGGTTGGTTCAACAACAGGAACTTGTGGCCATATTGTAAGATAAGCCCCAGAATCTCTTTTGTCAATATGCTGAGATAGTATTCTGTTTGACAACGTAATAACCCAGAACGCAACATGCGATGGCTGGATCTCTCGGTCATCGATAGTCTGCTTCAGAGAGACAATTATGTCGTCTACTATTTGTCTTAACGGTGTTGCCATTACTGAGTAAGTGTAGCGATGATTGTGCGTATATCAGCCTGCGTAACCGTATATGCATTCGTCTGATCTCCCTGTTTGAATGATATGAAGTTGACAAGCTTGTCGACAATCATGTCAGTCAGTAGTTCTGGAAACTCTATTGAATCGTTTACCGAAGTCGGCATTTCAGGATACTTCAAATATCGAACACCAATAAGCTTGCGAGGAACAGAAGGTCTTATCTCTATTTCGAAATCTCCAGCAGGATTATATGTTGTAGACGTATAGTTTGCAAAGTCAAGGTATGCATACTGCTTGAATCCATTTGTAAGAGTCACATTGCCGGGCATGAAGATGTTCTTCTGGTTAATGTTCCACTGTTCAAATGTCTGACGTCCAGCCGAATACTCAGAAGATTTGAACGATAGATCCAAACGAACTTTTGATTGAGCGCCAGTAATAGTAGGATCTATTGTTCCTGGCTGGATAGTTGTAGCCTCTGGATGAATGCTAAGTATCGTCCAAAGCTTCTCACCTGATAGATCGGCAGAGTTGTATGAGAATCGAGAGTAATTGTTTGTTTGCCAAATGCGAACCTTAACAAGCTCCTTCAGTGCTTCTGCCGGAGCTTTAGTGTCAGCGAACGCGCTGTTGATTATCGAAACAATAAACTCTATTGCATACGCAAGCCCAGGCTGATAGTCGCGATCAAAACGGTAGCGATCACTTCCTTCGGCATCGAGCATGGACTCTGCTCTTGAAATTACATCAGATACGAGTATTGGCATGGCGATGTAAAGTTAATAAAAAAGGCCGGCTATTTTACTAGTCGGCCTTTATTTTTTTATGCGCCTGTTGGTGCGGAAGAGATGTATTTCTCTTTTGTGCTTTCGGCCACAATTTTTCTTGTAGCTTCAGACTCTGCATGCAATTCCTGATCAAGCATTTTATCCATGATCTCAATACGCATGTACTCTACGTCTTGAGTTACTTGAACTCCGTAAGCTAATGCGTTTTGAGCAACCTGAACTGGAGTCCAAGCATTTACAGCGCCAGCAAATCTTGCTCGTCTGTTTGCACGCTTAATCTTTTCAGGATCAGCATTTAGCATCATCTTCTTTGTAATTACGCCAGACTTAAAGTCAGGATGGTTTTCAATCCACTTCTGCTCTTCTTTGCTGTATGATGTGTAAGCAGAAAGGATAATGTAGTTTGTCTCTCTTCCAGTGCCTGGTGTTGGCAAACTAGATTGATACTCAAACAAGATAGGACCGTTAGGAGGAAGCGGATATTCGACACCTCCTACCTTGGCCGTGTTAAGTACTCGGCAATATTGATAACAAAAATATGTCGCTCCGTTCTGATCGTAATCTTCTGGAGAGAACTCTTTCTTGTCTTTGTTGTTTGCAATTGCAGGTCCAGCCGATGACTGTACCGCATCTCTGATTGCTTCAGCAAGTTCTTTTGTGTCCGACTTCGATGACTGAGCAGAAAGTTTCGCCTCTAGCTCTTCGAGTCGTTTCATCATTGCAGCATTCTGTTCTTCGAGAATTTCTGCCTTTGTTTTTTTTACCGGTTCGTCTTTTTGACCTGATCCTTTGATTGTACCTTCTGACATGTTACTTTTTTTACGTTATTAAATAAACCCTCCCCAGGTATTCTCCGGGGAGGGATTTGATTGAACTACGACTAGATTACGTCGATAGTGAATGAACCGATTGGGTTGAAGAACTTCAATCCAAGGTTAGCTCCACACCAGTAATCCTTGTATTCCTCACGAGTACCGTTAGGTCCAAGCATGAGTGTACCGCCTTGCTCAACAGCTGGAAGACCCTGCATAACAACAGGCTTAACCATGTCAAGATCGACAACGAAGATCTTGTTAGCGAAGCTAGTTGGGAACAGAGAAGGTTCCTGAAGAAGCATTGTTGGAACGTTTACAAACTCAAGGCCTCCGAACTTGAATGAGTCAAGGTTCAAATCTGCAACTTTATCAGATGGAGCGTAACGCACCAACTGAGCTTTGTAGATCTTGTTCACCTCATTGATAAGACGTGGAGGAGCGATGATGAAACGACGGCCAGTTTCTGACTTGTAGTCAGTTGCAAAAGCCAATGCTTCGAACGCAGCCTGAAGACCAGCGATAGTTGTTGTAGCAGAACCAGCACCAGCAGCAGTCATCAATGGGAAGATACCGCCCATTGCTTTTCCTGGGATACCAGCAGCTGTAGCAAACTCACCACGAGTTCCGTTGATGAACGAAGCAAACAAGTCCCAACGGATCTGCTTGATAACTTCTTCAACATCCTTCATCAAGTAGTCTGTAGTGCCAAGGTTCTGGAACTTCAACAATTCCACGCGACCCCACTGACGAGCACGCAAGAAACGCTGAACGTAGTTGTAACGCTCAATTGTGTTCAAACGCTGGTAGGTAGAGAAAGTGTTCTGGCTGTCAGCACGGAATGTTGACATTGGAACAAGAGTTTCTCCAGCTAAAATTGCCGGCAAGCTAACTCCAGTTTGTGATGTAATTGTCATCACACCTGTTGTGGTGTTAAGAGCAGTTACAATACCCTTTGTATTGTTAGCGTCGTTATAACAAACAACGTAATCAAGAGTTACAAACGGAATAGACGCAGCCGTAATTGTTACAGTTTGAGATCCAACGGTAGCAGGAGCAACAGCTACTGCAGCAGCGCCTCCAAGAGGAGCGATTGTAAGCGGTGTACGGCCAAAAGGCTGTTCGCGCCAGTAGTATTCATCGGAAGGAACCGACTCCATTGGCTGCTCAAACAGAAGCTTTAGGATGTTGTACTTAGCAGGAGCTGCATCGATGATGGTCTCCTGGAGGGCGCGACGGATTAAGTCCGTTTCAGAAGCTCCGTATGCAGAGTTTGTTGCATAGTCAGAACCAAGTGCGTTGGCGAAGAGGGCGTTACCATATGGTGAACCGCCTAGGCCGGGTTGATAAACTGTAGTTGACATTTGTGTATTTGTTAATGGTTTCGGATTGGATTATCCTCCATACACCGATTTGTTTCCGGTGATGTTCTTTAGGAGGTTGAGCTGGAACTCAGCTTCCGGAGATACCTTTTGACCTGAACCATTATGACCTGGAGCCTGGGCCGGATTAGGGTTGCCACGCTGAACGAAAGCCTCAGTTGTTTTTGACTCTGCCTGTTGCGAAACTCTCTTGACTAACACATCAATGATCGTCTGACCATGCTGTGCCAATGCCAAGCGAGATGCCGCGTCTGGAAGGAGCGTACCGTCGCTATTGAAAAAGGTAGAGGCAATAGGTGTGCGTGCCAATGGCTGCAAGTTCTTAAGCTGAGTTTCAATTTCAATCAGCTTAGTCTTGTCAGTAAAGAAAGGCAACGACTCCTGAATGCGGGACATTGAAGAAGAGACTGATGCGTCGAAAGATTCTTTCATCTTTCGGGCATTGTCAACTTCATTTTTAATGGCCGCATCGCGTACCATCTTCGTAGAGGCGAACTTATCCTTGGCTGCATCAATAGCAATCTGGAGTTCTCTCGAAGGGTTATCAATTTCCTCCAACTCTTCTGGACTGAATCTGTCTTTGAAGTATTCGGAAACCAATGATTTTACATCCTGTTTTTCAACAGGCTTTGAATAATCTATTTGAGATTTATTGGCAACAAGATCTTTCCATTCGCGACCTTCAACTTCAGCAAGAAGAACTTGCTTAGCGTCTTCAGAAAGAACTTCAAGTGTCCCAATAACATCTTTGTATTGTTTATCAAGTTCAGAAAACTTTTGAGAGTCAGCACGCCAGTTCTTGATCGTCTTTGATTTCTCAATAAGATCTTGAGGCGTCTTAATTTCAAAACCGAAATCATCTTTGATGGCTGCAAATGCAGCATCAAATGTTTCAATCTTTTGAGGAGCAGCATTGTTGCCCTTTGCAATCTTGATTGAACCTAGTCCGGTTTCAATTTCTTCAAACTCTTCAGCTGTTGTAGTGGTTGCGGCTGGCGCTGCAGGGGCAGCCTGTTGTTGGCTTTCTGGAGCTTTTTGTTGCTGCTGTTGTTGTGCTGCTGCCTGATTCTCCGCTACCTTTGCTGCTAGTTCTTGAGCAGCTTTTGACTTACCTCCAAACAATGCCGCTGTTGCTGCTGCCTGACTAGAGAAAGCTGGCGTTGGCTGATCGTTATTAGGCGCACCATTTCCTGCCGGCTGTTGAGCCGGATTCTGTTGACTTTGAACCTGTGTGTTTTCCATGTCTATAACTTGATTTCGCAAATTTATTAATTAAATTCTATTACTGCAAAATTATTTTGCAGTCTTAGGATTGTAGATGCTATTGACTGCAGCCTTAGTTTGAATCTGTTCGAGCTTGTCAATCTGTTTGTCTTTACGAACGTAGTCTTCATATTGTTGCTGTTGCTGCTGCGCATCTCTCTGCATTTGAACCATTGCTTGAGTCGCTTCGGCCTGTTGCATAGCTTGCTGTTGCTGCTGCTCTTGCATAGCTCTTCCCATCTCAATCTTATCTTTCGCATACTGACGTATTGCGTTAGCGACTTCTTGTGGTGTAGCTCTTCCAAATAGGTTGGCAACATATGTATCGTCAAGAAGACCTTGCTGTCTAAGCGCAAGAAGCATTGCATTGCCGGCGTTGACAAGCGCATCATGATTTGCATCAAGTCTTACAAATACTCGGAACTCTTCTGCGTTCATCTCTTTTGATAGAGATATCGCTCTTGCTCCGTCGTCACCAACAGATGTTATCAGCTGAGTCTCGTTGTCAATGTACATTCTCTTTCCTCTTGTAGCTATGGCCTGATATGACTGTAGCATAACTCGTCGGATGGCAGAATATACTGGCTCTTGAAGTAGTGACCCTTGCTGAATCATTGCCTGTGTTACGCCGACCAATTGCTCTGAGCTTCCTTGCTCACCTTGCATGGCCTCGTTCTGTCCTGTTGTTGTCTGTATGATATCCTTCAATGCAGACACCAAGTTGAATAGAGCGTATGTCCCAGACTTAGGCGTTGTGTCGTATGTGCTAACCATGTTCTGAACTCCGCGACCGCGAAGATCTGCGAACACTGGTCTTCCTTCTTGCATTGCCTGTACTGCGTCTCTCTCTTCGTCTTTTGTTGAGAATGCAGATCTGTCAAGAACAACACCTGCTCCTCCTGACTGACGAACCTGGCTATCTACAACAGATAGAACTCGGTTGATGAATCGCTGAGGGTTAATTGCATCATCAACAGGAGAATGTATTTCTCCATTTATGTATGACCAGCAGCTCATCTTATATGGGAATGGAGATACGTTGAAGTTGTTGATGTCAACTTCCTGATACGGCATCTCCCCGTATTCCAATGGAATGTCTGGTATGCTTTTCTTGTTTGTAGGATCTGGAACAGACTGGAATGGAACGTACTTGATGTATCGGATTACATCAGGGAAGATCCTCTTGATCTTCTTTCCGCCCATTGTCTTCTTAGCCTCTTCTGTCTTTGGTGGATCTACAACATCCTCTTCTGTATATCGAGGAGCATCTTCTCCTGGATATGTGTAGTCAAGTCTTTTGAGAACTGTATCCCCAAACTCGTTTATTACATAGCCGACTTTGATTGGCTCTGTATCTCTCCAGTATACGTTGATAACAGGAACTCCTGTTCTAACAAATCTTCCAATGAATCCGGTAGACTGTCCAGGGAAGTTTCTCTGGTCATACGTTTCAAGAGCTTTCATTTGCTCGAACGTAAGTCCTGGCGTCAATTCATATATCTGAGCTGGAGACAAGTATTCTATGTGACCCATATATGCCGCGTCTTGCAGATCATACCTACGGGCATTCCTGTCAAAGAAAAAGTCTTTAGACTGTAGGACGTCAAATCGTTGATGTCCTGATTGTAGATAGTTAAATTGTCCGCAAAGTCCTGACAATGCCAGGTGTTCTGCAAGACGGGGCACATTGTTCTGAAACTCATTCAGCTCAGATACATATTCAAGTAGATCATTAAGACCCTTGACAAAGTTATCTACGTAAACGTTTTCAAATATTTCTTCTGTCTCTGCTTTCGATGATCCAATAGGATATCGTTTCTTCATGGTCTCCGCAAACTCAGGCATCTTCATGGCAATTTCTGTCATGAAGATCATCTCGCCAAGTTTCTTTTCCTTGCGAGTTATTGACAATGGAGATACAGATCTAGCTGTTGCTCCAAGCTTCATCGTCTCAGCGTTTCCGCGATATCCCTCTACCAGCTTACGAATCATATTCAAAGTTACCTGGATACGATTTCGCGTATCTCCAGTAGCATCCTTCAAGAATATCTCAACATCTTCCGACGTTCTCCACTGATCACCTTGATAGAACATCTCGTTGATGAGTGTTCTGTTTAGCCACACTTGGTGTGCAGGGTGATTGTATCCAGCCATGAAAGCAAAACGACCCCATCTGAGATGGTAGTCCATGTCTTTCTTGTCAATAAGTCGATTTGGCCGTGTGTCTGAAATTGCGAATATCATCGTTCACTTGTTTTACTTCTACGTTCAAGAGCGATCTCGTGAGCTGTCTTACCAGAAGCAAGATCAACAGACACAGCCGCGTTTATTCCGAAACCTTCTTCTCTGATCTTGATTACCTCTGGAAGTTCTTCGCGAACTTTTTGTATTGCCGTAACATACGAACTAACTGACGAAGCATCAAACACTTCAACGCCATCTACAGTTTTGTACATTACATTGTTAATATCTATTTTTGATATTGACAGAAGATTGTTAAAAATTTGTTCTACCGCTTCGTTTGCTCTTGATCTGTGATCAGGGCTAAAGCGCTGCATCACTTCATTTGCCTGCATTATCTCTGGTGAGAACTGGCAGTTGTAGTATTTTACTCTTACGCTTTGATCTGCGTTTGGTCCGAATGAATTGTCGAATGCGGCTCTTGCCTTTTCAAAGCGATCTTTTATTCCGGTCTCTTTGCTATTCAACGGTGATGCTTGGCAGGCGAACCACCACACGAAGTCTCCTTCTGGCTTTGTTAGATCTCTAAACTCAGGCTTTGTTGCAAGCTCTGGGTATGCATCTACCAGCTTCTTCTTTCTGTCTGGAAAAAATAATGCTTCTTTCATCGTGGTCTTACCGGTATTCTTCTTAATGATCCAGACTCATCTCTGACAAGCTTAAACCCTGTAAGGTTCGTGCTGTTCTTTCTTTGTTCAGCGCTTCCTTCCAGTGATTCAGTTATCCTGTGTGAGTAGCAGGAAGCACAAATATATGAATAAGTTAGCGCAAATAAAGCATCATCCCAGTTATATCTTTTATCTTGAGGCTCCCAAGTCTCAGATCGACCTATCATCTTGCAGACAAATGTCTTTAGCTGGTTGAAGAATATAGGCATCCAGATACGATCTCCGAATGAGTCAAAGATCTGTTTCATGTAGTCAATGATGACTTTGTTTCGAAGTCCTTTGTTATCCACTCCAACTATTACACTGCCGGATTTTGATTGTAGTGTCATCGGAAGTTCTGACCCAAGTACAAGTGATCGATCTAGCGCTTTGTTCTCTTTGTATTCTCGATAGGCTGTTCCGATGTTAGCTTCCACAAGTTCAGGTACTGCAACCTGAGATGGATCTGTATTATAATACAATCCAAGCAATACAGTCTGCAGGTATGCGTATCTGTAATTGTTTGATCTGTAGTTCATTAAAGCTACCGGCATTGCGAAGTAAGAGTCCCATATTGCCGAGGCCATCTTGGAGTGTCCGTTGTCTGAGGCGATTGGGTCAGTGCCTTGGTAGTATCTGTTTGACCACTTTTTCGGATGTAGGAATATTACTGTGGTGGCTCTTTCGTCTCCGAATCTTACTGGTATGAAGTTGGCTCCTTTTATTTTGAATGGCACGTCACTGCCCTCGTGTGCTGGGCTGTCAAGATCGTATATTGGTTCGAAGTATCCATAGTCGCACGATACCTTTTCTCCTCCTGATGATATCCTATCTAGGTTTGATTGTATGAACTCAAGTGGAGCAAGTGTGTTGCCTCCAGTTAAGAATACATCCTCTAGTGTTATAGGGAATGATTGATGGAATCTTATTCTAAGCTCTGCGGCCTTTGGTCCTTCTGTGGCGTATGCTTCAGATTTAAGCTGAGCGTATCGCTCCCTTGTCATACCTGGTCTCCACCATGTGTTCATGAATAGAGGTATGATTCCTGACTGGTGTCTTCCTTCTTTCCACGCTTCCCAGTGCGACATAAAGATGGCGTGTAGTGCCACGCCGGCCTTGTCCATGTATCCGCCTGTTCCCCACATCACGATCTGTCGCATTAGCTCCTGCTGTTGTGTACGTGTGTTGTATCCGTACATTGTAGGCAGCAAGTCACTTAGTAGGTCGTTGAGGTCTGAGATGTTTCCTGTTTCGTCAATGAGTGTTACGGTAGGTGTCGTTGATGCGATCTTTGTTTTACCTGGACCCATCACATCTATCGATGAGTTGTTACCCGACGTGTCCCCCTTCTTATCTTTTTTACCAAAGAAGAATTGTAGGATATTGTCGTTTTTAACTACAGGCTTTAGCCATGCAGGCATCTGACCGTATGGGTATTTGATCTTGTCTTCAGCTGTTACCTTTGCTTTGTTGACGTCTTCTGAGATGTACTTGATACCTACGTTTCTGTGGAATGCAGCTCTGCACAATGCCCAGAGACAGATTGTTGTCGTGAAGGCTACCTGTCTGGCTTTGGTGATGTCTAGCGAGTATCCGCAATCTAGCAGGTATAGGATTACTTTGTGACCCTTCGCTGCTTTATAGAACTTCATCCCGTCGACGTTCTCTTCCTTGATCTCTCCGTATTTGTCTAGGGCGTATAGCGAGTTCTCTGCGCAGCGGTCGTTCTCTTTTACTCTCCACTCCAGTATCTGCTCCTCGTTCATTGAGTCTGGCGTGGTGTCGTCCATCCACATCTGCGCTTGCTTGCAGTACATGTTGAATGGCTTGTAGTCAATGGAGTTGAAGAATCCGTTTTCTGTGTTTATGGAGTTTATCCACGCAACAAAATCATCCGTATGGACGATTTTGCTTTTTGGCTTCCACATGTCCGATGTTATATTTTCGGACCCAGAAAATACGGCATTGCTTGAGATTGATTTCTCAAACAATGCCGGTGTTAGGAACTTCTCTTGAAGCTTTTCTTCGGTATAGATTATGGAGATCCTTCGATCTGCAAGTATCGTCTTTTGAGATATTACAGTATCGTTAATGAGGTTTCCAACGGAGAGTTTTACTTTGTCTCCGTTCTCCGATGTAGCTACCAGATCACCATTGTCTTCCTTGATGAATCCGGATAGCTTGAGCTTCCGGATATTCTCTTCACCAATGTTTACCCCGTTACTGTAAAGATCAAATAGCAATTCTAGCTTAGCAACATCGGACTGTTGTATGGTCCGTTTACCAGCCATGCGCTAATTATAATCCGTTGATGTAATCGTATTCTGATTGATATGCTGTATACAAACTTGAGATCAAGTCGATACGGGCAAGTCGTAATGCATTTGGATATCCAGAGTTTGGCGATGCGTATCCATTTGATACATTGCCAGGGACCATGCTTTCAATTGCATTGATCACGCCTTGTAACTCGCTGAGAGCAGCCAATTGCTCGTCTGTAGTTCCTTCGATTGCATTTATAGACAAAGGATTTAAGTCAACTTCTTCTCCAACTGCTGCGTATACCTGTTCTCTGTATGCGCTGATATCGCTAAGGACGTACTGGTAAGAGTCTGGTCCGAAGAATACGCCAATGATTTGACTTAATTTTTTTTCTAGCTCTACGAGCTGTGTTTGCATTGCAAGTGCTTGCATGTGTTTACGTTTTGAATTGTTGTATAGAATTGCAAATCTACAATATAGTTTCTATATTTGCAATTCCAGGTTACAAGGTTTGTTAATTAACAACTTAAACCTACATCACTATGTCGGCTATCGCTAAACCAATGGCGGCTTCTACGTTGGCTTCCAACACAAATCCGTCTATCCTAGTAGAGCAAGTTAAGAATGTTACTTCACTTACAGTTCCAGCGATTGGAAACTATGGTCCGAAGTATCTTCTTGTCTTCACTCTTATGGACAACACGCAGGTGCAGCTTTCGTATGCAAGTTCTGCAAACCAAGCTACTGCACTTGCTGCCTACAAGGCTGCCTTCTCTACTAATTTCTAGTAGAAAGCTAAGTGTTTTGAAAATAAACCTGCTGATAATCAGTGGGTTTATTTTTTTCTCTTGACTTTTCACATTTCATAATTGTATATTTGTCAAAGCCGATGCAAGGAGGCAAAGACATTTGGATAGTGTAAAAAGCTATTCGACTTTCCCCCGGAGGTACCTGCATTACCAAAGGGGGATTTTTTATTATGCGGTTGTAGTCCAGTCATACCCGCGATACATCACACAGTGTATCAAATATGACAGAAGTATTGTTCACTGCGCTAACGTGAAAAGCTTGCACTGGTTAAAGGCCCAACAAGCGACTGCACACTCGAGAGGGAAGACGTTAGCACCCGGCCGCAGGTTACGGGATACTTGGTGATAGGATGCTTATCTAACTCTGAGTGTTGAAATACAGGGTTGATGATCTGAATCAGATGGTGGTTGAAGCTAGATAATGTAGGCTCTCCCCTCTGTGCAGGATAAGCCTTGCTATTGTTTGAATTGTAATAACAAAAAACAAAATATGAGACACCGGTCAAAAAGTAATTTCAAAGGGTTCTTTAATGGATATCCTTATGCCTTCAATGTTGTTGAAGAAGCTGCGTCAGAGAACAATGCCGAAGATGTTAACGAGGCTGCATGCGAGCAGATCAATACCTTGCTCTACGAATCCCTGCCTTTTGATCCAGAGGAGTTTGGGTTCAAGCCAAGCTCTGATCAGATGGTGTATACCAATTCTTCTGGAGACACATTCTCGAGATCTAAGAAGACGTATGGATACTGGAAGTTCTGTATTTTTGAAAAGCCAGAGTCTGAGATGGTGATGTACATTCCCAACATGCTCATCGCTCACATTGTGCTTACATCTATCGGTGTGCTAGAGCGTTGTGATCTCAACAAGTCAGACATGTGCCCAAACAATCCTGAAATTTCTGGAGTGTGCGCTGTGTGTGAAAGCGGAAAAAAGTGTAACTTTGAGCGTTAACTCAACGAGCTATGCCATACGTAACAGAGACGCTGATTCAGAATACCGGCGAGACCGATTCAGATTTTGTAATTAGGGTTAACACGTTTATAGCTGATCAGGCTTATTACTACGAAACTATTGGTGGAGGATACCCTCCTGCTCCATTTGGATCCCGATCATTCAAAGGGTTCCCGCCAGATAAGCCGTCATCTGACATAGTTTTCTATGATTCAGTGGCAGCTCAGGCGAAGCGTATCGTTACGTTTAGTTACGAAAACACATACTACTATATCTACATTGGGGCGTCGCCTCCGATCCCTGGACCTCCGCCATCACCTACAGTTGGGAACATTGTCATATGGGGGCCTAGTGCTACTCTTAATGACGGTGTTCTTCAGATCAATACGCTGGCGCCAAACTTTATCAACCTGTCTCCAGCAACAGTTGCTGGTGAGGCTGTAGAGTATTCTCAGTTTACTAGTGCACTTTCTGGCTATGTTCCTACGTCGCGAAACATAACCATAAATGGGGTTACTCAAGATCTTTCGGTAGACAGAACATGGACAGTTGTTGGCGGCGTTACGTCTGTTGGCATGTCAATGCCGAGCGAATTTTCTGTTTCAGGAAGTCCAGTCACCGGGTCCGGGGTCCTTTCCGCATCATGGCTTCCAGTCACTGGAGGTTATGTGTTGGCCGGACCCGCTCCTGGATCTCCTTCAGCAATACCTTCATTCAGGCCTTTAAGCGCACTTGACATCCCAGATATTTCAGCGACTTATCTGAAGGTCAGCACCGCAGCACTGACTTACTATCCGTTGACAAACCCGTCAGGGTATATCAGTGGAATCACATCTTCTGATGTTACAACAGCCCTTGGGTATACGCCTTACAATTCATCAAACCCTGCAGGCTACATAACAACAACCGCCCTTTCAGGGTATTTAACAACAGCTACAGCCGCAGCTACGTATCAACCGATAGGATCGTACCTTACAACTATCAGCGGACTGAATATCAGTTTGTTGACAAACGACTCCGGATATATAACATCATCAGCCCTTTCTGGATATCTGACATCAGCTACTGCCGCCGCCACCTATTACCCATTAACCAATCCATCCGGATATATTAGTGGCATTACATCTGGCGACGTTACCACGGCTCTTGGGTTTACTCCATACGACAGCTCCAATCCGGCTGGATATATCACCACCTCGGCATTGTCCGGGTATCTTACTTCTGTAACTGCGGCAGCCACCTATTACCCGCTTACAAACCCTAGTGGATATATCTCTGGCATAACTTCTGGTAATGTAACTACTGCACTTGGATATACTCCTGTGAATAAGGCAGGGGATACCATGACTGGTCTTTTGCAATTTAGCGGAACGAGTCATGCGGGAGTAAGGCTTAATAACCTTACCACTGCTCAGAGAACAGCACTTTCTGCAACAGCTGGAATGACTGTTTTTGATACAGACCTTGGAGTTTTAGCTCAATACACAGGAACGTATTGGAAATACGAGCAGGAGAAGGTTGCTACCAACACAACGACCACTGTTACTACAGCGGCAAATATCACAGGGCTATCTCACCCTCTTGAGGCAAACTCGATTTACAAGGTGGAAGGATATTATTCTGTAGCATGTAGCAGCACCGGGGGTATCAAGTTCACTCAGACAGTTCCGTCTGGGGCTACAGTGGAAGTAAACTATGACGGCATCGCCGGAACTGCAGCAACATCTATCAAGATAAGATCTACAGCTTCTGGAACGCTAACTCCTAACGCCATAAACACAGCCAACTTATCGTCTGGAGTTATGGTTTCAGGAGTGATAACTACGGCAGCTACCGCAGGAACAGTGCAGTTTCAGTTTGCCTCTGGCGTTGCAACACAGACATCCACTATTACGCCTCGATCATTCGTTAAACTAACTAAGGTAGGATAATCATGGTAATCATTAGAGCAGAAAACTACGACACAAGCGCAATACCCAAGCCGTGCGTTAGAGCGCACTTCGATGGCGAGTTCTACTATTTCGCAGAGAATGAAAGCGACAACATTGCCATTGAGGAGATGATAGCTGTAACCATACCAGAATAATTAGTCCTGGCAATCAACAACTTAAGATTATTTTTTGCTTCAGGTATTGACATTCACATTTATTTGTTAGTATATTTGCAAAGTATAAACGGTTAAAAATGGTTTTATGGAACTACGTAACAATGGTAATTATGACAGCCTTTCATTCATGGTGAAGGGTTTATCTGGCGATCAGCTGCAGCTGGCGCTTGCTGAGTATGTCGTGTCTGTCGCGGCAAGACATTTTGGAAATCACCCAAAGGAAGAGGTAAAGGGCAGTGGTCGTCACATACGAGAACATGTATATGCTAGGTGTGCTGTGTATCACATCCTGAAGGTTGAAATTCCAAAAATTATTGATCTTGAGATTCACTATACGCTGAACTATATGACTAAGTTCTTTTGTAAAAAGAATCATAGTTCAGCTATCCACGGCATCAAGACTCACAACAATCTTTTTGACACAAAGGATAAGGGTTATTACCCTATTTACAATGCCGTGTTGGAGGAAGTGACGAATTGCATCCGGGAGTCAGTTATTATGGAGAGCCTTGAGGCTAAGCTTCAGTTCATTGACAACACTATTGCCGATCTTACGAAGACTCGTGCAGAGGTGATGAGTAAGATCGAGAAGATCAAAAGCGAAGTAAACCAATAAAACAAAACATATGATGCAACATCAAGAGACGATGCTGAACTTTATTCACACGCTCGTAAATTCAAACAATGATCTTAGCATTGAGCACAAGCCAAATGACATTTTAGATTATGTCGATCACCTGATTACTATTTTTAAGAATGGCAAGCCTTTTTATCAGGCAAAAGGATCTGGTCCTGATTCAGCTTCCGCGCATGACGCAGCTGTAGCTCTTTTGTTCTCTCAGCTTATGCAGCGCCTGACGTTAGACGCCCACGGCTTTGTATTTATCCTTGACTCTGGAAGTATCGACTTGCGTTTTGACCAAAGCAAGATGGGGGCTATTGTGCTCGACCAAAGCTTAAAGACATTAACCGTTACGTTGGTATCCAAATGAATCCGCGCTACGGAACGTGTGTGAGATGTAGGAGGGTTGGGGACATAATTGTAAAGTCCCTGCCTTCTGAAGGATCTCTTTGCTCAGAGTGTAATGAGAAGAGGTTGCGCCTTGGTAAGGATGTGAAGAAGTCTTCTATTATAAAGAAAAAGGAGAAGCCTACAGGTGAGTCTGTGATGTTTGAGACGATATGGAATACAAGGCCGAGGGTGTCGTTTATCACAGGTCTGCCTTTGGGCATGGAGGCTAGATCGTTTTTCTTTGCTCACGTCTTGCCTAAGAGCACCTATCCGGACTACCGGTTGCTTATGGAGAACGTGGTGTTGCTTACCTTTGATGAGCACCAGAAGTGGGATCAGGGTGGCCGTGACATCCTTCGTGATGATCCTCGGTGGAGTAAGATGTTTGAACTTGAACGTAAACTAAAAGAACAGTATCATAATGAAAAAAATAGAGAAAAAAATCTACAATGAGATTGTCCTTCAGGCATACAATGATTTTCCTGAAGAGGGTAAAATTGAAGTAGATGATCCAGAGAAGAAGCTATTTCGCGAGTGGGTAGGTGATCAAAAGAAAATATACATGTACACGGCATACACTCCCGATAAGTTACGTGTAGGCGTTGTAGGTGTTCGTGGAATGCTTAAGTCGGTGCCGAACTGCACCTTTGCTTTTGGCGACCTACAGTCATTCTTTGACTTCATCAAGCGCAACAACATCTCAGCTAAGTTCCCATTCATAAAGAAGGAGGAGGTTGCCAATGAGCCAGTTTAAGAAGGGCGTCCTTGACAAGGATACGATGTATATCCTATCTAATGGCAGAAGAGCTCATGCAAACAATGATGAGACAAATCGTAAGATCAAGGCTGAGATAATCACCATGAGTGTGGGTGAGTACATTGAGTTTGAGAAGAAATATCTTAATGCGGTACGTGAGTTCTCTTCACGTCACCGCCACAAAAATCCTGAGAAGAAGTTTGCTGTGTACAAGCAGGGGATGTCAGAGGCTAGGATCGCTCGTATTAAGTAGCGATGTGTTTGTTGAATGCCTCCTCGATGCTCTGAGGGATTACTGAGTAATCTTTTTGGAATGTCTTGGGGGCATTCTTTATTATCTCTTCGATGTACAGGGACTTATTTTTAGGAACCCACATACGTGACTTCTTCAGCCAGTAGTAGAAGTACATGTATGTGTTGGCCATCATGGTGTATCTCTTGATGTCGATGGGTAGTCCGTACTCTTTTATTTTCTTGACGCTTCTCTTCTCGCAGTCGAGTTCTATCTTGACGATCTCCTCCACGGCTTTGTCTATTCTTTTCTTCCACATCCTTTTCCCGGACAGCCATTCATCCAGTGACGCAGACTTATCCATTCCATCAAAAACAGCACGATCTTCTATCCATTGGTCTAGGTGGCATGACTCATGTATGAGTATGATCAGCCAGTTCTCGCCCTTTACTCCTGTGGACACTGCCAGCTCGAGACTTCTAGGGTCTGAGCTGAAGAATCCAGAGGAGTAGATCTTGTGCCCGAGGTGGACCTTGGCTCCATTATGCATCCTGAATGTCACTCCATTCTCTATGCACGCCTTTGAGACGTCAGCAATTAGCTTGGCAACAGCTGGGTGATTCGGGATGCTTTTCATACTTAATAGATTTTGCCGTTGATGATCTGCTTCTGATCTACCGAGAAACCTCCTTTGTCATCGATGATGTCCACATAGCAGAAGCCATGGACGTGCTCATTGATCTCCATATAGCCAGGCTCCAGCTCACACAGACAGCCATTGCTCCAGCATGTCAGCACCTCGCCATCGTACACCTTGCCGGAGTCTACAGTAAGCTTGTGGAAGTGGTTGACAACGACAGACCTCTTGTACTTGAGTCTGGCGTTACGGGCTGGGTTGACACCTCCTGTGCCAATCATCCTGTCGCCATGATCCACCAGAAGCTTCCCGAAGTACACCTTGCTTCTATAAGGTATGTATTCAATGCCAAGCTCTCCAAGTCGGAGCAGTACATCCAGCCTAAACTCCTCGACACCTAGAAGGTCCGCGGCTTTGTTGGCAAGGTAGCGCTCCATCCTACGCTCATGGTTCCCTGGAATGTAATAAATAGGTATGCCCTTGAAGACCTTTCTCATATTGGCTAGAAGCTCACGTGTGATCTCTAGCTCTTCAGAAAGAGGAATACGACGGTCAGGATCCTTCTCGTGAAACGATAGCACGTGGAAGTCTATAAGATCTCCGTTGATAAAAACAGCCTGAGCCTTGCTCTTCTTGGCATGGTGGTACGTAGCCTGGATAGCTTTCTTGTCATGGAACGGAGAGTGAAGATCTCCTATCAACAGAACTCTCTTAATAGACTTGGGTAACTGCCAGCGATTACGTGGAACACTCAGGGAATCTGGCACAGGATAGAGCTTGTCGTAGTCTACCGGAACATGCTTAGGGACGTCTGGGTTCCGGCGTTCGTTGGATATCCGGTTGCGTTTACCTAGCGCTGAGCGGTAGTAGCGGACTAAGCTGCGAACATTCTCCACACTTTCAACAATGTTCTTATGCTTCTTGAATATCATATTCGCCAAAGCATTTGTACTAGTGCCCTTATACTCTTGACAGTAAGCTTTAACCTTTTCTCCAAGGACAGACTTCTTACGCCCGACCCGGCCAACCTTGTTTCCATTTAATGCCATAAAGATCTTTTTAGTTGTGAATATCACAAAGATATCTTGCATGTACCGTATTTCAAAATTATCTTTGTACAAACAACAATCAATGGCTAAGTCATCATCAACATCTCAGAAGTCTGTCCTCAACAAAAAGAAGGAGGGTAAGTCTAAACGTAAGTTCGGTCCCAAGGAAGATAAGCCCAAGAAGTACAGGGGCCAGGGCCGTAAGGCTATCATATTGTAAATCAACATTTATATGTCAGCACTAATCACCCTGTTGCAGGGTCCTGGGTATATGTCCATAGGATATACATCCAACGGTTCCACGAACAGCATGTCCATCCTTAAGGAGAACTTCACGTTCAACTACAACAGCTCAACGGCTTCATTCTCAATATATGATGAATCGAAGAGGGCTCTTGAGTTTACTCTTGCCGACCTTGTCAGCCCTATTGTTGCTTCTGACGATCTTCTTATTGCCTGGCTTCAGTCTTTTATGGCTGACGCTTCCGGGACATCTACCTCTGCAGCTATGCTATACGATGCCTTTGGTCGTCAGCGTGTTTCTGAGCCGTATACTCTTGGTGACTACAAGCATCTGTACGGGTTGGATACTAACTTCCTGGATGTGACAGCCAACGGCGGCAGTGTAACCTTTCAGCCTAACAAGGCCTGCGCTCGCCTTTCTGTAACAACAGCTTCAGGCTCCTCTGCAATTCACCAGACCAAGTTCTATCACCAGTACATGCCTGGTAAGAGCCAGCTTATATTCAGCACCTTCAACCTATACAATGCAGTTCCTAACGTAACAAAGAGAACGGGGTACTTCGACGCCTACAACGGTATCTTCTTTGAGCAGGACGGAACAGGAAAGCTTAAGTTCGTCATCAGGACAGATGTGAGTGGAACACCACTGGATTCAGAGTCCGTATCTCAGACCTCATGGAACGTAGATCCTTGTGACGGCTCCGGCCCTTCTGGCTTTCAGATTCAGATAGACCAGACACAGATCATGTTCATCGAGATGCAGTGGCTGGGCGTTGGTCGTGTACGTGTAGGATTTGTCCATGACGGTAACTTCGTGGTGGCTCACGAGTTCTTCCATGACAACCAGCTTCCTACTGTATATATGAGTAACCCTAACCTTCCTGTACGTTGCGAGATCGTGGCTGACGGTGTTACAGATGGGGCATACTTCGACCAGATCTGTTCAACTGTCCTTAGCGAAGGCGGCTATGTAGAGTCAGGCCAAGACTGGTCAGCATCTAATGGGTCAACAGTAAGATCCATAGCAGCCGGAGCCACCGTACCTCTGTTCGCCATCCGACTTACCGGCACCTTCAACACATACCTCAACCGTATGATCGTGAGACTGCAGCAGTTCAGCGCCTTCTCGACAAAGGAGCCACTGAGCTTCAGCGTGGTAAAGCTCCCGGGCATCGCTCAGCTCACCACAGCATCGGCATGGGTAGACGTAAGCTCAGGCAAATCAGGAGTACAGTACAACACCGGAGCTACGGCCTACACAGATGGAGAGGTGATATCCACAGGATACGTAGGAGCCTCATCATCAGGCAAGGAGTCAATAACATCAAACTCCAACCCGTCCACTGCCAAGAAGAACTATATCGTCCAGAACTATGCAAGCACAGACTCTGAGATATATGTCATCGTGGCAACCAACATAGGCACCACCACGACCACAGCAGGCGCTGCCATGCAGTGGAGGGAGATATACTAAAACCTCAGTCCCCCAGGATCCGGATCACCTAGGCAAACAGGTGGGCCGTTTCTTTTTATAGGATAGGGCAGACTCCCGCGGGAGTGTAACCCCATGAAGAAACAACCCCATATGTAAAAACCATACAGGTACCAGTACCACAAAACCCCTCCCCCCACCAAATTAACCGACAATGCCAGGAAGGTGACAACATCCATAGGGCCCAGTATCTTTTAATTATATCAATATACGCAAAGAAAAAAGTCTCAAGCCCGTATCATATCGTATCATGCCGCATCAAAACACCAGATCCTTTGCATCAATTGATAATATTATATGTAGATACATGGAAACAAAAAATACAAAAAACGTTTCCATCGTTTCCATAACCCCAAAAACAAACACCGGTATAGCTACACGTCTGCAGCCAGGGACCGGTGGGTTCGCTATAGCTTATACCGTTCCGAGGGAAACTGACTTCGCTTGTGCGTGAAATGACCTCCACTAGTGAGCTGGTCTTGCGGGAAGCTTCAGAGGTACTGTTAGATACAAAGGTACAATGCCGACAGGAGATAGGCAAATGAGGGGTATGGGGATTATATGTGTGGGGCGGGGAGTGTATTAACGTATTGGGCCACACCCCCTAGCGAACCCGAAACGCGCATATGCACCCGAGGGCACGCGCGGTAAGGAATCCCTTATTCGGCTCAGCGCATGCAGGTAGGGTAGGGGAGGGCATACGCGCAGGTACGCATACGCACACACGCGTTTTGCTTCGCGCATACGCACGCAGGCAATGGATCGCGAGCAACAGCACAGGAAATCTGCACAGGAAATTTCACATGATCCGAATGCTATTTAACATAATGTAATTTATACAGCGCATCCATCGCGACAGGAATATGCACAGGCAAGCGCATGACAGGACGCAGGAAAACACGCTGCAAACATCTGTAGGAATACGCGCACACACGTACACGCACGCACGCGGGTATGCATATTCGCGCGGGTGATCAGGCATGCGGGATTCTATACAGGGCAAAGTCGGTCCGGAAACGTTTTACACGAAAAACGTTTCCATAGTTTCCACTGTATAGGTAAAAATTGAACATTCCCCACCCCTCCTAACTCATTCACAATCAACACATTGCACACTCATATCGCTGTAACACATTGACACGCAACAAGTTATAAAAATCGTATTTTTTTGTATAAATTATTCGTCCTGATTTTCAGCACATTACGTCATTTCGACAACCAAAATTACGGATTTTTGGTTTCGACACTTGCAAATTCAAAACATATGCCTTTACTTTGTCCCCGACAACGGTCAGAAACCCGATTTCCCCTGAGTCACTCGTTCTTTCACACGTCGCGTAAAATGTTGCCCTGTACGGGTAGCCCCTTGGTTAAGCACATCTGCAATAGTGGTGTTAAACGATCAAGCGTGATACGGTTCTTTGACGTAATGAAGTTGCACAACTACACAGGCGGATATGCTGTTATCTGTTCTGAGAGTCGCGAATATGGGTTAGTAGCCCGCTCAACGGTCATATGTAAATTGCCTTACTGGCAGACCACAGAGTAGAAGCGATACGGATACGGGCAGTACCTGTGTAGTCAATTAGCGGATATCTTATCCGTGAAGTGGTGTGGCTGAAGGTTATGGATAAGTAACCTAGTCTCTATCGTGATGTTAAAGCATAGAGGCTGAAGTATTCTTTCCCTTGTTAATTCAGAATTGACCTTCTGCTACATTGCCGAAGGTGTGACTCGATTGTCACACAAGGGAACTAACCAATCAACAATCAACATGAACACGAACACAATTTACGTAACAGTGACCATCGACAACGTCACCTATGGAGCAAACGTTAACACAGTGACAGGTCACGTCGACTCTGCTGCTCCTGACAGTATCCACGATCTTCTCAGAGAGACAGCGCAAAGGTTAACTGAAGAGGCTTAATTAGCCGAAACTACAGGCATTGTCCTGTAGTCTTAACCAATAAAAATAACCATCATGAGACTCAATTACAGTAAATTAACGGCAGCCGACCCTACAGTGTACCTAACGTTCACTAACTCGCTAGGTCAGGAAATTAAACTGGTGGAGCATCCATCGCGAGGTGACGAGTATCCTGTTATCGCAGTATCTGACTATCATCAACTTGCGTTCGCAACAGACTTTTACGAGACTGGCGATATCAACGAGGTAGGCGGAGAATATGAGGTTGGGTTCATAGACGGTGAACTTTTTCACGGGCTGAACTAACACACCCTCCCATGCAGAGAATGGTCACTCGGATCGATGCCGAGCATGGGAACTAACCAATCTAAAATCATGATCATGAACACTTTATCAAAGTCAGTACGCTCAGAAGTGAGCCACATTGCAGAAACGTCAGTCAACACAGGCACTGCTCCTGTAGGTCTTATCGTGACAGTGGTCACAGCGGTGGCAGGTCTTATTGCGACAGCTATCACAGTCTTCGGGGTATCAATCAATTAAATCTATCACACAGCCATGAAAGTTACAAAAATCTATGTAGGTCACATCACATGTGATAAAAAAACGCAGTTCACCGAGATCGAGGTGTCTGCCTTCATTGACCTTGCCCTGAGCAAGCACAAAGTAGAGGGCGCGACCATCTACGACACTACAGGTTACTGGCGCGGTGACTCTGAGCCATGCTCAGTTATCGAGATCATTCACCATTCGGTTGGTGACTCTGAGTACACAAACATTGTCAAGGTGGCATTGTTCCTTAAACGTTTCCTACATCAGGAGTCAGTCCTTTTGACCACACAAGACGTGGAGGTATCATTCCTCTAGCAATTGACACTGCCGACGGAGGACGGAACTGGGGAGCGACACCCTACGGCAGTGCTAACGTAATTATCAAAAATATCCAGTATGAAGAATGACTTTTTATTTACCGAACACCCATCCACGGGACTTGTTGAGTACAGAGACAAGCCACACGACAAAGGATGGAGAGTCGTAGAGACAGGCTACTTTGTGATAAACGAAGCCCGTGAGATTATCCAATGGAGACGATTTGACGAAAATCTAAGGGCTAAGTGTGAACAGGCGGGGTATCTATTCACATACGTCGACCTTGATAAAATACAATCGCGTCTCGAATACCTTCGCACAGAGCTACGTGAAGAACGAATCAGCATGGGCGAATTAGCTGAATTACAGAATTTAGCGAAGCACATTGACCCTTCAGACCTTGAACTACTTGAGGCAGCAGGAATACCTGAAAACTAACCATCCAAAATCAATCAACCATGACACTCTACGTACACGGAAAATCGAAGAAAGCACTTAACGAACTGCTCGCCAACGGCACAACAGTGATCGGCACTGAGTATTCGCTCAGACAGCAACAAAATTACAACCTGAACAGTGACCTACCACACGGCACTGTGATCAAGGTATGGGAGAAAATAATCGGAGGCAGCCCATACGCCAAGGCATACGGCACATGGGATGGAAGCAAAATTAAGTAATATGGACTACGAGATCACCCTGTACACAACGTACAAAAAGTACACGACGTTTGTCAAGACCTTTACGTCGGAACAGCACATGACCAATTGGACTAATGTGATGGCAAAGAAAGGTCACAAAGTAATCAACCTAACAAAATTATCATGAGACAGATAACAGAAAATAGTGTAGACGCCTTCTATGCTAAAAAGAAGTTTAACTCAGGAAACACAATAGTGGATACTCAGCCATCACAGAAAGTGTTTGGAAAAACTGTGGTTTTTTTGAAACTTTTTGGAAATATTATTGCTTGTCTTGACGAGAACAATGTATTGTCAATAACATCCGCAGGATGGAAAACAAGCACAACAAAAGAAAGGTTGAACGCACTTCAAAATGTACGCATTTGCCAAAAAAAGGGCATTTGGTATCTTAACGGAGAACAATGGAATGGAGAATGGAAAACAATCTAACAAAATTATCATGAAAGCAACAATCTTAATCAGCAACGGACCATACGGGTTCGGCAAGACATGGACTCTTCAGGTAGAGACCAAGACACGTACAAAACAGTTCTTCCTAGGTCAGGATGGCAAGGTGTGCAGCCGGCTATTGCAGATGGACTCACGGTCTGTAGTTCAGGCAATTGGCACGAATGTACTCGATGAGAAGGGCTGCAAGAAACTGGCGAAGTTTATACTCAGCACGATCAAGGAGCGACACCTTATCACCACAGCGAAGCTAATGAACATGGAGTCGTGGGCATTGGCAGTAGAATAAACAAACATCCCGTGCAGAGAATGGCATGCAGATCGATACTGCACACGGGAGCTAACTAATAAAAATCATGAACAATGGCACGAAAAAGAGTAACATGTCCCGCCAGTGACTGGCATCACTCATGGGGAATGGGCACAAATAAGATCGGCAAAGTACGTATCGTAGACGCCGAGCAGAACATCTACTCATGGTCAGGGCATTCTCAGGGACGCCACGGTCAGGTGTGGAACAGAGGAGCAAAGGTAGTGTTCAGGGTAGTCAACCTAGAGCAGCGCACTGCCGAAGTAATTTCATCCAAGGGTATCACACTCTCCTTCGGTGACGATATGTGGAAAGCAGTGGAGACACTTGCTAATCAATAGAAAAACATGGAAGTAGTAAACATGAAGGACACCAAGGCACGACACGCCGACCAGTTCGAGAATGGCGAAGAGGTCTTCCGAGCCACGCACTTTGACAGCGAGGTGAGAATCGTAGCTGAGTCGTGGAACGCTAACCACAAGGCATTCGTAATCTACCTAAATTGGGTGAAGATAACATCATCATCCAACTACATGAAAGCAATCGGAGAGGCAGTGTTTGTCCTCTGCTCAATAACTAACAGATAAAACCATATCAATCATGAAGAAATACACATTTGCCGTATGGTCATTCGGAGAACTCGCAGGAGTTGTATCTACTGACACCTTCAACGAGGCAATCACACAGACGCTGAATGCAATAATAGATCATCTTGCTGTGGATAATGTAACAATCTCACCTAATGATGAGATTCGAGGAATACTACAACTAGACAGTCCTAGTGCCACCGACAACTATTCTTTCAGAGTATTCATCAAAGAGTTAATTACAGTTGAAAGTCAAGTTGAGCTCACGCCAGTATCCATCTATTCTTAAAACCATATCAACAATGAACATACTCGTAATAGGGCACTACATATTTCCCGATCAGGAAATTAACCCAAGAACAATTCTTTACACTGCCGTGTGTAACTCTATCGAAGATGCTGTAAAGTTTATTCGAGACAACTTCGACGGCAAGGAAACATTCGATGAGTATTACGCTCCCGAAATTACTGAACACCTCAGCACCTCGACAGAAGAGTATGCGCTCGACGACTGGTCAGCAGGGCAGTGGTTCTATGTGAGAGTCCTTGGCAACCCATTTGAAAAAGTAGAAGAGATACAACCTTAACACTAACACAACAGCAATGAAAACATTCACCAAAGATTTCATCCGAGAGAACTCAGGATGCTACAGACAACAGGGTATTGCAGTAATCAACGCTCTAGACTTCATGTCAGAACAGGGAGATGCTATTCCATACACATGGGTTCTTGAATCATCCATTCCGACAAAGGATAAATATTGGTTCTTCTGCAAGAAAGTATTCACCAAAGAACAAAATCAACAAGTAGCTATCGGAGTAGCATGGATCGTTCTCGAAATATTTGAGAACAAATACCCTAACGACGACCGACCACGCAAGGCTATCATTGCAGCGGAGCAATACCTTGAAGGACTGATCGACCGTGAGACGCTTATGGAAGCGAGACGTAAAGCCGCCTACGCCGCCACAGCCGACGACGACGCCTACGTCGCCACAGCCGCCGCCTACGCCGCAGCCGACGACGCCGCCTACGTCGTCTACGTCGACGCCGCTGCCGTCGTCGACGCCGCTGCCGTCGCTGCCGTCGAGTACCACGAGGCTCTACTTCTATTTCTTATCATGTTCTGTAACGAAAACCTATAACACCTATGACAAACTTCACTTACAATGACAACGAGGTGACCTATGCCACCATGACACGAACAAATGGCTATGGAAGATACCTCATGCAAGCAGACTGGATAGACGAGGACGGCAGAACACAGTCGTCAACGCATATCTCCAACTCAGCACCACTGTTTGACATGTACACAGAGGAAGACACAAAAGAAAAGGCAAGAAAGATCATTGCCGAGGCGGTTATCGACAATTACTATTCACTATAACAAACAATCAATCATGAAAGAGATCAAAGAACCTGTAAAGAAGACAGCCTACAACGGGCTGCAACAGAAGACTACATTCCTATCCCCTCCATCGGGTGGCACCAACACAGCACCTGACGTTGAGGTGGTGACAATCAAGGGAAAAAAGAAAATCTATTCCGTGTTCCAATGGGGAAAGTATTGGGACGAGGGGAAGTGGACATCCTTCCAGTTCACCATGTTCCAAGATAAGTCAGGGCGAATCGCGGATGTATCATCACCACGTGTGACGGAGGCTGCCATCGAAAGATGCCACAAGAAGGCTGTCGATAAGTTCAAGGAAATGATGGGGTGGAGATGAGCAGCGAACAACTAATCATTGCCGAGCAGGGAGCTACCCATGTAGCAGAATTTCTTATCTTGCTCATCCAGTACATCACCCTGACGGCAATGATCATACACTACACCTCTCAAAAAAATAGCCTATGGTACCACTAAGAATCGGCAACTTCACATTCCTACTTGAGGATGTCGGCATGCGTAATGTACTAAGCTACATGAGCAGACCGAACAAGAAGGATAGTGAAGAGTCGGGAGACATACCCGACAGCCACTCACCCGTACACTTGCCACGCGACTACATTAGACACCGCGCGGAGCGTAGCCCGCACATGAGTATGTTAACTAGACAAACAATGAAAAGGGATATCTGTTAACACCATCCCCTGATGGTTGGATTGTATCCAGTCAGGGGAGCTAAGTGAATTATCACCAATACAGAACGACACATGGCAAAAGAAACAGCAATCGAAAGATGCTCCGAGAGATTCGGACTCTTCCCCAATGGATTCATCAGCTACAAGGAGACGCTGATTGAACTATCCCTCAGCGCAGGTGCAGAGATGCGACAAGAACGATCAGCCCTTATCGATAACAACGATAAGATGGGTGGAAGAGCAGGTCTCTATGATCTCCTCCACGACTGGGCAATGGAGTTCGAGCAGCAGAACAAGGGCAGGGAGTGGGACGGTGAGTTCTTCGACGAAGTAGACAAGTTCTTTAATCTTAAAATCAAATTAGTATGACAGAGACAATCACATTCCCTAACGGGTATTACTCCTACCATCAGACGTTCACAGAGATCGTTCGATTCATCGATAGCCATGACTTGGATACGTATGACTACAAAAGGATTGGTAAGGTAGCTATGGATTTTGAAACCAAGAACAAGGGCAGGATAGTATGGATGGGCAGATGGCAGACAGAGCTACACGACTTCGTGTCAAGCAGCGGTCTCATCACACCTACGGTCACAGTAACTGTAACTATCAGATCGGTAGCTCTCAACTCGGATGACAAGCGCACATTCCCTGCAAACGAACAGGGGTACATCGAGATGAATGAGTACCTGAAGAATATCAGACAGCTATACATGACAGCTGTTGGCAAGGAGACTGGCTTCAGGATGGGAGCTGGCTTCGTTCAGCAGCAGGCGGATAAGTCGGCATCACTAACAATCAACATCTCATGAACTCGATAACAACGAAGATTGCCATGATATTAGCTGGCATCCTATCAGGCATTGTCATATTCAAGTACGCATCGTACATGCTAGTTGACACCACGCTGTATACAAATTTCAAGACTGAAAATAAAGTGCTGTTCATAGCATCTATCCCAGTTGGATTTGTATCTTTGTCTTGCCTGATGCTTTTAGTGACAGTTCCTGTCATGATGGTTATGCAATGGCATTTGTCAAAGATTGAATCATTCAGAGACATTTGGTAATGAAAGGGTACTACACATATAGGGCTGCAATATTTGAGTTCGACAAGAACGGATCGACAGTAAAGATCCCTGAAGATCTCAAGTACAAGACAAGGGGACACCTTGTAAACCCTAAGCACCAATACATACTAGTGATCTACGGGCTGTCGAGAGATGGCACACATGAGATAACGGACATGACCTCTGGAGATAACATCAAAGAGCTCATCGGCATGTCATCATGGTGCCCTCTCACGATAGTTGTGTCTAGCGGTAGAGCTATCGGACCACTGGCTGCTCGCCATGCCACATGGTTCTTGCAGTCAGCTACGCCAAAGATCAGAGGCGTGCTGTCACCCATCAAGAATGTGTGGACTACCTCAACAAAGGGTAGAGACATTGAGAGTGCACGTGCTGCCATCAATGACACCAAGTACAAGCACATGAAGTTTGGAAGACAAAGCCGGAAGGTGATGAGACTCCACAGAATCAAGACAAAGAACAATAACTTCTACGTCATGCCACTCGATGACCGAAAGGCTTGGACGTACTAAACAAAAAAATCATGGACGTAAACGAACTAAAGATTCACCGACGCAACAAGAAGAGAGAGTCGTCAAGAAAGAGACTGCTCAAGTCAACAACTCCAATGACCATCGGTCAGCAGATAGCACTCATCAGGAAAGCTAGGGGGCTGACAACGGCAAAGATCGAGGAGGACTTCGACATCTCAAGACATACCATCCGCAGCATAGAGTCAGACAAGGGGTCGTCATCTATCAACAACCTCTTGGCATACGCTGCATCTCTTGGGTGCGTGGTAATTGTGTCGCCAATACCATCGGTAGGTATACACAAGCCTGAGACTTTCAGATCAAAGCCACAAGTAAATCCATTCGGTAAAACAAACACCATCAAGTTCGAAGAAGATGCAGACTAACTTCTATAACAGCACAAACGAGACAGGCAAGACCCTCGAGAAATATTCAGCGACGGCACTGTCACAACAGGAACGTATCTACAACTACATGAAAGATCATGAGGGTGTAGGGTTCTCTCCATCTCAGATACTGGCAGCGGTATTCAAAGGAGAGGGCGTTCCCATCACATCGGTACGAAGAGCTATGACTACGCTGTCATCAGATAGCAATAGCAGTTTAATATTCAAGACAGACATCAAGTACATCGGACCAATGGGTAGACCCGAGTACACGTGGATGTATGCAAGAAACACTAGGGCTGATTCATGAGAGGTGTGGGCGAACCTGCCTAACCTTAATAGGGGGTATCCTCCACACACGTGGCAATGTCTCATCGGCCTGAGCTTACGTTCATTGTAAAGAGACAAAAGGATATCAACAGGTGACAGCTTGGAGAGACAGGCAACTGGTCAGTTGGCGTAAGTGGGAATGAATACCACAGCAGAGCAACGTCTCGTATTATGATACGAGGGATGCGGGTTCGAATCCCGTACTGGCCACTAACTTAAAACAAAGACACATGACACCAGACAACGTATACATATACGAAGGCGATGAAGAATTTGACCCTATCGTTTATTTCACTTACTATTTGCTTTGTATCGAAGCGGAATTGAATGCCTCCAATAAACTTTTCAATAAAGTTCAGGACGTTAAATTAAAATTAACAGTGTATAACCCATAAACAACAACTATATCCTACAAGATATAGCAATCCCGTAATCAACTAAATTATATCCTAAAGCATATAACCCATGAGCAACGAACGAACAATAGATCAATTATCTAACGAGGTTAAAAGCAAGGTCGAAGTTATTCATCAGTATCTAAAACATATTGAACAACTCGAAGCGGAGAAAGCGGAGTTGTTGGACGCGTTGATTGCTTCAAATCGCTACGTAAATCCAGCTCTAAGAAGACGTAAATATAACTTTGACCTTATCCAAAAACACGCCAAGAAATGAGCAACGAAACAAACAAAACCAACACGCCAATCACCAACGCCACCCAGCAATCCCGCATATCTGAACTCGAACAACAAATTGCTAAGTCAGACAAAGAGGAACACGATCAATTTAGGCAGCAACAATCCCGAATAGCAGAACTTGAGCATGATATTGAGAGGTTGAAGCAGAGTGTTGAGTATTGGAGAAACGAAAATAGTAAGACAGGCAATTCGTATCTGAAACTTTTGAGCGAACACAATGAATTGAAATCAGAACTCGAACGCATTAAAACCGAAAGCAAATGACCAAACAGAACACACCCCTAACCAACGTCATCGAGTGGATTGATGAGAGGATTGAACAGTTAAAAGAGATCAACAGTGCCGTCATTAAAGAAGATTTGATTGAGGCAAAGATCAGCGACCTAAAACTACTCCGAAACCGCATCATCCAAGAACTCCAGAACGAGAGGGATAGGATTGAACAGGCGTACACCAATGGAAACAGACTTGAAGTGTACGATGCAACCGAAATGATCTGTAAAATTTACTTCACCCAAACCTACAAAACCGAAGATGACAAAAACAATCAGAACAACTAAAACAAAAACCATGAATCTACACTGGTCAAACGAACAACAAGAGTTCATCGAATTATCAGAGCTCGATCAATACAAGTTGAGCCTTCACATCTATCGGGACTTGCTGGTAGAATTTCGCCGCCATATTAGACGGACAGATTATGAATACACGATATTTTTCTTTAGAGATATTACTTGGTCACAAGACAACCTTAATCTCATCAATCAAATCTTATCTGAATAACCATGAGACACAACATCATAAGCACAGAGAAATATCTACTTGTTGTAGATAAGTCGGAGATTAAAGAAGGTGATTGGATATATAACGAAGAAAGAGAACCATCTGTTTTACAATGTATTGGTAACGGTAGTTTAAGGGGTTGGGAAAAAATCATTGCTACTGCTGATAAGTCTTTATGTGATAGACATGAAGATTGTGATGGTACATTTAATAATAAATGTATATCTTTTAATCACTAACTACCAATGGCAAAAAATAAGATTGAGCTACTGCTCACAGGAAGGTGCCTAGATGGCAAGATCGTATGGAACAATGCCGAAGAGGTGAAGAAGTTCTGCACACACTATCACGGTGATGACGTCATCGTTCGCATCAACAAGCTAACCGATATATCAAAGAAAGAAAAGCTCTTCGCCTATCTCTTCGGACCTCTGCTAGATACCCTGCAGACAGGGCTGGCACACAACGGCTATGGAGATCTATCCAAAAAGGACTGCTACATAATCATGAAGCAGAGGTATGGCTCGAAGCCTTGGTACAATCCGCTGACAAAGAAGGAGGAGACGGTCTTTGTCGACTTCTCGGATGACAAGACAACACAGGATGAGCTGCTAGAGTTCATCAACAACATCGTCATGTTCATCGAGAAAGACCTAGAGGTTGAGGCTCCAGACTCTGAGGCCTACAAGATTCAGCTGAGGCTAGGGTCTTCGAAGAGAGTCATCAAAAATAATTTCGAAGACTATTGACTTTAGAATTTATTTGTTGTAACATTGCATTCCTAACCCGAAACGTAACAAGGTAACATGTCAGAAATAATTAACACCAAAGGTCTGCCCTCTCCATTCGTTGAGGCCATCACCTACTCGGACTTCCTTCCTGCCGGAAACTTATCAGCATACAGACTGCAAGAGCCGCCTCAGATAACGAGACTCAAGAAAGAGAATCGTGTCGATGAGGATGTGGCAGACAAGGTATGGACTCTCATATCGAGAGCTCTAGTTCAGGTCATAGAGAATGGGTCATCAAGCCTTCGCAACGCTAGGTCCTTTGCCAATGTCATACAGTTCATATCCGACATCAGCAAGTCGGAACCTGACGAGAGCAAGAAGGCAGCCATGCTCAACATGATAACCACCCTTGATGCCATATCTAGCGAGCACCTGCCTCTCGATGAGCGATACATCATGAGACAATCTTACGGCATAGACGTGGACACATCATTCACTGTATTCAAAGATACGCCCGAAGAAGCTACATACACTGGGTCTGTATCTGTCTTTGACACGATACCACTGTATGACAAGCAGGACAAGGTGCTGTACTACCCTCGGCTATGTGACACCATGCATGCCAAGAAATCTGAGATGAGAGAATCATGGGTTAGGGAAGCCAACATACAAGCCCTGATACTCCGATCCAATGGCTATGATGTAGAGTCTATACGCTGCATCATGGTGTTCAAGGATTGGACGAGAGCCAAGTCCCTTACCATGAAGGACTATCCAACGAAACAGATTGAGGTCATGTCTCTACCTGTCAGGGACAATGCCAAGGTTAGTGCATTCGTAAAGGCAAGAGCTGCACAGCACCTACGTCTACAGCACGGAGATGTAGCGCCATGCTCACCATCAGATCGATGGTCCGAGGCTGACCAGTACGTCGTTGTACGTAAGGGAAGACCTAGGGTAGAGAAGAGATCGCTTACATACGACGAGGCTGTGACATGGCTGGCCATGAACAGAGATAGGTTCTATGATGCAGAGGTCAGGACCCTACCAGGGAAGAGCAGGAGATGCGAATCCTATTGTCCTGTCAGAGACTTCTGCAAGCAGTGGGAAAAGATCAAGTCTGAGACCTACGAAGAAAGAGATTAAAGTCCACCATCCAAAGGTGGCGTCGGCAGCTACCTCAAACACCTGTTCTGTTTCGTCGGGTTTCCGAGCAGGTGGGCTGTCGAATTAACTAAACCCGTAAACAACTAAACCCGTAAACAAATGACAAACAATCACGAAGGATTGCGAGTGGTATTCGCAGAGATCCAGAATTTCAAAGGAGTATCACATCAGGTGCTAGAGCTTGATGGCCAGTCTGCATGGCTATGCGGTGGCAACGGAAAGGGTAAGTCATCTCTTATCGATGCGCTACTCAGCACAATAGATTCACAGTACATCCCATCTCAGCCCATCAAAGAGGGTGAGGAGAGGGGTGTGGTGAACATAAAGATCGCTGGCAATGACAATGGCAAGGATGAGGAGTATGAGATCTCAATAACGTTCACTCCATCCATGCGCACAGGAAGGGTGAAGCTAAAGCACAACGGTCAGGAGGTTACTCGAGCTCCAAAGGATATGCTCAAAAGTATCTTTGGAAAGATATCATTCGACATCTACGAGTTCATCTCATCGCCTAAGCGCGATCAGGTGAAGACGCTCAAGGCTCTTACTGGCGTAGAGGACCAGCTCAACTCATTGGACTTCAAGATCCAGCAGGAGCGAGAAGAATACCGCAGGATCAGCAAGAACCTCGAAGATGCTAAGGCTGTAAACAAACGAGAGAACAGACCGTTCAACGATGAGGACATCCGTAAGTTTGGGTCAGCACCTGTTGATGAGTCGGCTATCATGGATGAGCTGCATTCTATTACAGCTAGTGGACACAAGTGGATGGAGAGTCACAGCAAGGCTACTGCTGCCAAGGCGAACCACAAGCGACTAGAGCAAGAGCTTGCAGACAGAGCCGCTGAGTTGGAGTCTATCAAGGCAAGTCTCAAAGCATGCCAAGAGAAGTATGACCTCAAGAAGTCTGAGATCGAAGAGTCGAGCCAGAAGGTGGAGAAGGCTGACGCTTGGCTGCAGCGTAACCCTAGCGCTCCATCGTCTGACCATGTCATGAATAAGCTGTCGGAAGCTAAGCAGCACAACCAGATGTACAACATCATCGCTGAATACAAGAAGCGTCAGGACATGATCCTCGAGCAGCAAGTCAAGGTAGACTCCATGAAAGATCGTATCTCTAAACTAGAGAAGGACAAGGTGGATCTCATCAGCAACTCGCAGCTACCAGTGGAAGGGCTGTCGTTCACAGATGATGACGTAACACTCAACAACATCCCTCTTGATCAGGTCAATACAGCCACCAAGCTAGACGTGGCAGTGTCCATCTCTATGGCCATGAACAAGAAGCTCAAGCTAGTGATGATCCGCGAGGGATCGCTGTTTGATCTGCCTCACCTGAAGGATGTGCTCATGAGATTACATGATGCTGGATTCCAGTACATCGTAGAGTGGGTAGATCCTACCGGAGGAGACCTTGAGATTAAGTACGAAGAGGTTCCATTTCAACATCAGCAACAATGAGATACATAAAACTATACATCTTGATATCAGTAATGACCTATGTCATAGGCATGCTGACAATGATGAAGATGCCGTTCGAAGAGACGGTGCACAATCAGGTGGCATTTGCTGCCATACTTATCAACACATTCGTGGCAGTGGTGCTGGCGATAATCAAATGGAGGAAGCTATAATGTACGACATCGATATCATCGGAGACAAGTTGATAATGAAGAAGGGGATATGGGATGAGCAGGAGCTTTTCCTAGCATCATGTCTGTGGTGGGATTACAATCCATCGTCTGGACTTATCACTGCCGACTTGAGCTCTACACTTAAGAAGAGCGTCAAAGAGTTTCTTGGCGTAGCCTTCCCTACTTTCATGAACAACATAGCCTATGAGAGTGAGCGCAAGGCTTTGTCAAAGGATCTCAAGACAGTATACTCTGGCATTGAAGCTAAGACAGCAGCTATCGCTAGGACAAAGGTACCGTACTGGGACAAGATGTACGCTCACCAACGAGAGGCAGCTATTGCCATGTACTCTAGGCGTGTCACCTTCCTTGCATTTCAGCAGCGCGTAGGTAAGTCACTGACCATGATGTCTCATTCTTTGATGACAAGCCGCCAGCGTACAGTCATCGTATGCATGGATGTAGGTAAGTGGAACTACATGAAGGACATGACATCCAAGACATGGAACCAACCTGTTGAAGCGTTCTCTCCGTATGACTTCACGATCCTAGACAGTCAGAAGCGTAAGTGTGTACAGGCATTCCATGAGAAGTATGTTATCATCAACTACGAGGCTATGCCAAAGTATTTCGACTACATTGTCGACGGCTCTGGCACGCTTACAGATCACATCGTATTCGATGAATGTCAGGCCATCAAGAACACCACATCAGCCAGACACAGACTTGCCGACAAGTTAATTGACGCATGTCCAGACGCTAGGATAACACTCATGAGTGGAACTCCGGTGATGAACAGGCTAGATGACATGTTCGCCTACTTCAAGCTATCGAGACATCCTCTCGGAGCTAACAGAAAGAAGTTCGATGACATGTTCATTCGTCGATCATCAGGAAGGTACAGCAAGGTTGTTGGATCTAAGGACAGTGCCAAGCTATACTCTATGTCCTCCAACTTTATGATTCGCAAGAGACTAGATGAATGCTCTGACATCCCTGCCAAGTCACACGTCAAGATGTACTATCCTATCGGAGATTGGAAGGAGCAGTACATGACAGCGGTTCGAGAGGCTATCATGAATAAGGGTTCGAAGGTTAGAGAGTCGTCGATACATTCGATCAATAACATCATGGCTCAAGCCAAGATCCCCGGTACGTTTGACTTCATCAAGCAGCTTGTTGATCAGGATGAGAAGGTTGTTGTCTTCACCTCATACAGCGAGCCGCTGAATAAGATGGAGCAGCTACTCAAGGACAACAAAATACGCTACGTCCGTATCGATGGAAGCATAGACGGCAAGGAGAAGGTGGACCGAGCCTTTGCCTTCAATGAAAATCCTGAGATCATGGTGGCGATATGCAACATGAAGGCAGCGGGGCACTCTATCAACCTGTCAGCAGCTTCGTACATCAACGTCATCAACTACCCTCTATCTCCTATGGAGCTTGATCAAGCCATCTTCCGTACCGATACGGTGGACAAGAAGAACAAGACCACGGTGTACTACTCGACATGTGTTGGTGACGATGGAGAGAACACGGTAGACATGAGACTTGCCGACCTCAACGAAAGCAAGGTCCATGATATCAACAACTTCGTAGACAAGGGCAAGGATGTGGACGACATCCTCAACGCTACAGACGCAATCTATTCAGAAATCTTAAAGCAATACGGCAATGATAACAGTAAACAGGAATGACCTTGTAAAGGTTAGTAACAGATGTGTGATGTTTGTAGACAAGAAGCCTGTGCTTCCAGCTCTCGGATCATTCAAGGTACAGGTTAGTGGTGACAAGATGCAGATTACCGGTTCCGATCAGCGATCATGGATCACCTCCTCATGTGGAGTAGTAAGCGATAAGGACTACTCGTTCTGTATCCCCGCCATACGATTCAATGCCATCTTGAATGTGATGAGTCAGACATACACAGAGAATGAGAACATAACCATTGACGTCAAGAAGACAAAGGTGGTCATCAAGTCAGGGGATAGCAAGCACGACCTGCCGCTGTTCGATGCCAACGAATATCCTGTGACAAAACCGGTAGAGTCTGACTCTGTATTTACTGACAAGGGAAAGGTTGTCAATAGCATCTTCCGCAACATGACCAAGCTTGTTGGCGATGACAACGACAGCAAGACACAGCTCGAGGGCATCTACATACAGTACGATGCCGAACGTCAGCTCGTCAAGATGTCTGGTGGTAATGGCACACGCTTCTGCCTATGTTCTGTGTATTGCCCTGTGCCAATAGATCAAGGGTTCGAGCCAGCGCTAGTGCACCACGCGGCAGTGAGACATATGGAAAAGATCTTTGAACCACACTCAGAGATATCCATAAGATCCAATGGACGTAACGTATCCATCAGCGACCACTCTACATCCATCATCTCAAGGACTATCGATGAGAAGTTTCCTGACATGTGGAGGCTGTTCAACCTTTCTCCTAAGCAGGCAAACATCAAGATGAGTACAGTGAATCTCATGCAATGCATCAACGAGGCTAGGATACATAAGTCTGATCTGAACATGATAGCGTCCATGATAATCAACGATGACAATGTAAAGCTTGAGATGGTTAATAACGAAGAAGGATCATACTCAGAGAGTTACATAAAGAATGTTTCTGGAACATTTATTCCTGCTAAATTAGGCCTCCATATCGATGCGCTCAAGGAAGCTATCGAAGCCACCAACTCTATAGCTGTAGAGCTGGTGTATGGCTCAAACAATGGGAAGACTTCTGGAATAATATTCAATGCCGTGGAAAGCAATGACCATGGATTTGATACGACAGTAATGTTAGCAGTATATAAACCATCAACAACAGTGTAATGAAGGTATCGATCTATAAGAATGCGAAGGACAACAAAGGGGCTATCAGAGATGTGTCCCTTGTGTTGTCGGCTATAAAGAGTGGCAAGTATAGAGAGCATGTGCGTGCTCTTCGTGACATGAGTAAGGAGGAGTATGATGACAAGAAGAAGGAGATGCTTCCTGCTGTCACATTCTCTGGGACGTTTTCTCCTGTGAGATCGATCAACAACTGCGTAACATACAACAGCATTGTCACAATAGACATTGATAACTTGGATGACGAGAAGATCATGGACATACAGGACAGAGTTAAGTCAGATCCCTATGTTATGTGCATGTTTGTATCCCCATCTGGAGAAGGGCTCAAGATGTTGGTTCCGGTATCCTCTGGCAAGGATAACCACTACGATGCATTCAAATGTCTGGAGCTTTACTTTAAGACGAACTACGATATCACTATCGATCCGTCAGGTAAAGATCCTTGCAGGCTTTGCTTTGTATCTTTTGATCCTGAGCTTTACTACAATGGCTCAGCTCAACGGTTTCCTGTTGAGATATCAGAAGAGTCTCGCAACAGAGTGTATTCAGATAGAGAGGTTGCCTACAAAGGGTTTACCATTACTGCCGATGACGAGAAGAAGTTTGCGGTATGTAAGGAGTGGGCCAACTTCTATAAGCCATACCAAGAAGGGAACAGAAACAACCACGTCCATAAGTTATCGTGCGACATGAACAGATGTGGTATTCCACAGGACAATGCCGTATTGATGATCGCCAGAACTTACACCGACTTTCCGGTGGCTGAGATCAAGGACTGCGTGCGTAATGCCTACAACAACAAAGATCAGCACAACACCATCAGCGTCTTCGACTTCGAATCTGAACAAGATGGGATGCGTGGCATGATGGAGTTCCATACAGCATCATCTCTCATCGACAAGATCATGTCCAATCCAGTAGGCGATCTTATCCCTACAGGGTTCTCAAAGAGAGACGCTGTACTTGGAGGAGGTCTTGCAAGAGGATCGCTGTATGCATACGTAGGTAGAGAGAAGACGTTCAAGTCTGTCGATGCTATGTGCACAGCTCTTTATCTAGCCAAGCAGGGCAGGTCTGTGCTGTATCTAAACGGCGAGATGAGTGACAGACAGTTCCTTATGATCGTAGCTCAGCAAGAGATGGGCATCAAGCGCATGGACTTCGACAAGCACCTTCCTGAGATTGCCAAGTACATGAAGGAACATCTATCATCATTGTGTGTGGTGTCTGGCTCGGACTTTACTCAGGACAACATCATCAAGACATGTGATTCTATCAATCATTCGTTGAAGAAAGAGGTTGATCTAGTTATCCTAGATGGTCTCACTCACATGAAGTGGCCAGACAAGGATGAGATCAGGTCAGCCATTAACAACTCAGTGATCTGTAAGGAGATTGTCAAGAAGGCCAATGCCGGAAAGGGTGTAGCTATGATCGTTCTCATCCACACCAACTCACAGTCTCAGATGTGGAACCGAGGTCCTCAGCAGTTTGTTCGAGGAGGCATGAAGGTTATGGCCAACATGGACGGCAGTGTAGGTTTCAGCAAGTTCATCGAGCCATCATCATTGTCAGATGAGTCATCACCAGAGTTTAGGAATGACATATATCACGTGAGAGTTATTGACTACCGTATGACCGGAGACTCAGTCAACACTGTCATGGACATAGATCACCAGCGAGTGAGACCATCTGAGTCGGACACTGAACCATTCATGTATGAAATAAAACAAGAAGAAGAAAACAAATATAAGAGATAACCTATGAACATATTGCTAGTATTCAAGGACTTCATAAAGTCCTTCAGTAAGAAGAAGGAAGTGTACAAGCCAGAGATTAAACTCAAGAGCACGTACACTCCAAAGAATGGGTTCAAGTTCGCAAAGGACTTCCCTGTAAACTCAGCTCAACTATAAGCTATGGCAAAGAACAAGAAGTCAGAACAGAAGCTACAGACCAGGATCTCGGATTACATCAACAAGAAGTACCCGGGGACTATGTTCAAGTGTGACGTAGCTGCAGGCATGAAGATGTCAATAGGTATGGCTGTGCTTGTCAAGAGGTGGAGATCATCCACTGGATTCCCTGACGTAGATATCTATGAACCCAAAGGACAGTGGAGCATGCTATGCCTAGAGCTTAAGACAGAGGCCGGCAACCCATTCAAGGTTGATGGCACACTACGCAAGGATAGTCACCTAGAAGATCAGGCACAGACACACGAAGCTCTTAAGAGAAGGGGCTGCATGGCACTGTTCACTATAGGGTTCGAGCACACCGCCGCTGTGGTGGACTGGTACATGTCAGGATGCGATGGCAACCACCCTGTATATGTTAAGAAAAAAGATAGTAAATTATTTTGATATCAAAATCTAATTACTATTTTTGCCAAAATAACAATTATGTTTCTGCTGGTAAAGCTCGTTATAAAGGATAAGAAATCTCCGGTACCTATGTTTGGCATAGTAGAGAAGTCTATCGAAGTCTCTAAGATCCACAACTTTAGACCTTGGCATAGAACACCTAGCCATCAAGGCATCGAGGGTGAGATGATCAAGGTGAATATGGTGGAGTGTAATCCTGACGGCACAGAGAAGAAACGTTATTTCGAAATAGTGAATGAGTCACTTGAGTCGTTCACTGAAAGGGTAAACATGTTAAAGAATGGTCAATGGAACAATTCCCAAAAGACATCATTGTAGCAAGCAAGAAGCTGCAGCAGTTCTTCAAGCAGAGATGCGTAGAGCTAGATGTTACTCCAGAGCACGTATGCCACAAGGCTAACGTAGATTTTAAGAAAGTAACTAACTGGATTCAGTCTATTGATCCGGACACATGTTCTATATCTCAGAGTGAGATCGTGAAGATATTTGATATCATGCATGTGAACATAAGCCTAACGGTGGGTGTGCTTCCGGTTAATAACATAACAGAAGATCAGTTGAATGAACTTAGGAGCTAGGCCATCTGAGCACCACATCGTACTTCATGTAGAGAAGATCGTGTCTATGATGCAGCAGGCGTATGCTGACGCTGCCATGATAGATCACAGTGGAAAGTTTTCCTCTGTCAACTCAGTCAAGAAGTCGATATCGGATGTAAGGTCAGCGCTCAAAGATATGGAGCGAGACTTAAAGCTTAGGGCTCTGGCTATACGTAAGTTAAAACAAGGCATGGGTCAGGTCGATGAGTTCGACGAGCCTATAGACGACCCAATGGAATCGTAATCACTAATCAATTCACAATAAAAACAAAACAACTATGGCACGTACAAGCCTCAATGACGCCAAGAATGGCACAGACTGGAAACCGGAAGTAGCTGCAGACGGAGCTCCAAAGATGACAGCTAACGCTAACGACTACATCGAGGGATACCTCATGAAGAAGAAGGACAACATCGGAATGCACGGCAGCACAGTGTATGAGATTCAGATCGCAGAGACGGGAGAATACAATGGCTTTGGATCTGAAGGTAACATGATTAACGTGTGGGGATCTGCTGTTATCAATGAGCTTATGTCTCAGGTTCGCGTAGGTCAGTGGGTTCGTATTGAGTACAAGGGCAAGAAGCTCAAGAAAGCATCCGAGAAGAAGCACCCTCAGACTCTTGGCATGAATGACTACATCAAGATGTTTGATGTTATTGTAGATGACGAGATCGCTGACATTGCCGTGAGTGGTGCTCCTGCCTACAAGCCAGCATCTGTGTCAGCTCCTCAGCCTTCAATGAATCATCAGTCTATCCCTGTTGATCTTGGAGTGCCTGAGCCCACCAATGATGATCTCGACTTCTAATGAGTAAGAACAAAGAGTTCAAGACTGTAACCCTGGACATGAGCAATCCGCGTCATGCCAGGGTTGCTTTTAAGTATTTGTGTGAAGAGGTCCTTGGTGTCTCGACAATAAAAGTTCCGCGCAGCATTGTCAAAACCAAGGGTAAGTATGACGCAGAAGATCTTGTAAGGTTAATTGATCACCTAGGAATATACGCTCAGCTTACCATAACATTCAACCCTAAAGACCTGAGAGATCATGTCAAGAACTCGGGCTTTGGTAAAAAGAAAAGGGACCAACTTCCGCCGATCCCTTTAATCACTGTCGAAGATGTCGACACATTCACAATAAAAGACTAATCATCTTCCTCTTCTTCCATCTCCATCTCTCCGCCTGCTGTCTTGTAAAGTTCAGCAACACGAGCGATAGCCTTGTTGGCTTCCTTTGATGTGAAGACTTCCTTTACTTCTTTGTACTGCATTTGATCATATGGTCCAGATCCTGGAGCCTTATACTTCTCGCAGTAGCATACGATGAACCCATTCTTTGCGGGCTTCAACATTACTGATTCGCAATCCATTGACATATCCTAATTGGTTTAGAGTGAAGCCGCAATGTCGGCCATGAATGTATTGCAAGCAGCCTGATCTCCAGCTGTCCACGCTAAGTGCGCTGCGTCACCTACGTCCTGCAGTTCAAAGGCGATCTCTCCTGCATCATGCAGAACAATACGAGCCCATGTCTTTGTAGGGTAAGGGTATGAAGATCCTGGATTTGCAATGTACACAGCCGTGAAGTCTCGGATCTGTGACTTCACAATGTTGTGAAGCATTATTGTATACCCAGCATCGGCAGCAACCTTCATTACAAGGTCAGCCGGTACTCCTTCATCGATATAGATCTTTGTTCCTGGCATGGTGTTATGGTGTTACTGATTGAATCTGAAATGTTCCTGTAGGAGTAGTAACCTGAAGCCCTGCAGCAAGGATTGTTCCGTACTCTGTAGCGGTAACAACACCTGTAAGCAACGCCTTGTTCCATGCGCATGCTGTTTCCTGAAGGATGTTGAGAGCTTCGTTAGAAGTTCCTGACACTCCATTGTCTGACAAATAAACATTGCCAGCGTCGTCCTTGTATGACAACAGGTTCCCGTTTGTTGTGTCGAAGAAATATGTCACGTATCCTGCAGCCGGAGTAGCGATACTAGCTGGAGCAGATACTGTGATAGTGTTTGTGTTTAAGATAGGAGTTGCCATGTCTTATTATGCAGTTAAGAGTAAGTAATCGGAAGGAGTTACGAAGCCCATGAAGACGCCGGCATTGACCCAACGAACATATCCAGCAGGAGGAGGACATACGTTAAGCATATATCCTTCTGCATCGTTAGGAGTAAGGCACCCTACAATTTTGTTTGTTGATGGATCTCGAACTTCTACAAGTCCAGGAGCGCAACATCCACATTTATTTTCCTCGCACCCACATCCATTGTCATGAGAATGAGTCTCTGTTGTATTGCACCCACAGTCTGAGCTGTATAGGTTTTGGTTTGACCAAGCAGTGAAAGCCATTATAATTGCTTTTTAAGATTTGAAACAAGGATCTTTACCAATTCACCATCCTGAATAGCAAACATGTACGCACTCTCGCTAAGAGATGTAAGTGTACGAACACTTGCGATATCAGTCATCATTGGAGGTACGCAATTATTATTGGTACACTCATTGCATTTTCCGTTACATTTTCCGTTACACATATCTTAAGCGCAGTTACATGAACACCCTCCGCAAATTACGGATATCTGTTCAAAGATTTTATTTACTTCTTCCTCTGTTACGCAGTTAATGCAATCAGGCTCAACAAATATGGACCTGTTTGCACCAGACAAATATAACGCTTTTCCGTTTAATGAAAGGAATGATCCTGAATATTTAATATACCCAGTGTGATCTACGCATACCCACGGCTCGGCATTGTAACGCTCCAAGGTGTTTAGGTAAGCGTCCAGTAACATTAGAGTGTTAAACATTTGATCAGTAGCTTCTCCGTGCGACATTGCCACGACGTACTTGTTAGAGTATGCGAGGGCGCAGCACTGAGCCTTACTAAGTCTTTCTTTGAAACACTCTACCATGTTATGCTACTTTCATTATGTACATCAAGCTGTAATAAGGAGGACGATTCTCGTGAGCTCCACCTAAACCTGCGTCACCTAGAGTTATTCCTGTAGTAGCAGAAGATGCAGATGTGATGCCAGTAGTATTTGTCTGAGCAGACACTCCTGTATATGCTGGATCTACTGACACTGCCGGTGTTGCTGAGTCTGTAGTTAACTCGTGAGAGTGATCTCCAGCGTCAGCCATTCCGTCTGAGTCATTAACCTGAATGCCTGTTGCAGCATCAAGGAATGTTCCGTTGTTATCTGATGTCACCCATGAGTTACCAGCTCCACTCAATGGAACGTGGTGGTGATCACCTGTTGTATTTGTAGTTCCAGTATGACTGTGAGCTACCTGTGAAGCAGCATGTGTATGACCCGAGTCAGTAACAGGGTGCGTATGTCCAGGATCTGTAATAGGGTGAATGTGTCCAGGATCTGTAACCGTGTGCGTGTGCACAGGGATCTCAGATGCAATCAGGGTATGAGTATTCTCTCCCCCTATGTCATTGACGTTGTAAGACAATCCTGATCCAACGACAAACTTATCACGGAGGTCAGGTGTTGTTATTCCGCTATGGACGTTACCGTCACATGCAGCCCACTTAACCCATACGCCAGTACCATTACCGTTAGAGTCAAAAGCATTTAGGTCGTCAGGATTTTGGATCATGACAATAGGATGCCCATCGATAATAGGAGCGAGGTCAAGCATAACCTGATTCAAGGTATCCTGAATCTGAGCTATCTGTGTAGTGCAATTGCAGCAGTTTCCACTCATGTTAGTTGAATGTTATTGTTAATGAAGATATTGCAACCTCTATTGCAACACCACGATTCTCTCCTCTTACCTGAATTTCAAGTACGGCTGGAGATGTACTTGGAATCTGTATAGTGACATTAAGGTTGTCGATGTTAGTATCAAGAGCAGATGATATTCCTGTGGCTGCAGCTATTGTCTGAGAGTTGGTGACGTCATATACTCGAACATCAAATGTACCTACTCCGCTAGGCCCCCAGATGTTTGCCAACATAGATGAAAACATTCCAGTACCAAGAGCTGTCCCTGGCCAAGTAAATCTTGCCACTCCAACAAATGTAATTGAAGACTCAATCTTATATGTGTTAGTATCGCCATGAATAGGAATAGTTATCCAGTTCTGAGCACTGTCTCCAGCAGGACCAACAGGTCCAGTAGGGCCAGCAACTCCACGATCTCCTTTAGGCCCTTGTTCACCACGTATGGTTTTTGGGCAACAGCTAGTGCACGATTTTTTTCCGCAAGATTTACACATGATCTTTATCAGCAAGCACACCTGCAGTTAAGCCGCAAGTATGTTATGATGTTGTCGGCGCTAACCATATCGTCGCAACAGATAGCCCTTTTTACCCTGTTCAAAAGAGCGCTCATCTCTGCAGTCTTGCGGCTCTTATCCTCACGGAATACATCGTCAAACTTAACGTTGTATGTCTTGGCTGTCATCTTATCAACACAGCATTCAACTTCTTTGATGAACACTGCCGAAGCTGTGGCACTAAACTTGAACGTCAATCCCGCCTGAGCATGACCCGTAGGGTACGTACCCTCCATCTCTACTCGCACAGTCCACTTGCCAGACACAATACCATTGGCATTGACATCCCACGGCATGATCTGAAACTCAGACCCATCTCCAGGAAACTGAGAACCTAGATCTTTTACGATCTCGTATAGGTTTACAGGAGATTTGATATACGCTACGCATGATGTTACATACGAAGGAAGTATATTCAACGGACCATATCCATACGGATACTCAAACGTATAGTTTCCGGTGACGTCTTTGATCACGAATGATCCAACACGTTCTTCTAATTCTATTTTGGATACTAATGACATTGGCGTAAAGTTAGTAATTATTATTACAAGTACACATTGTTACCATCATTTTTTTTAGAACTTACCAGGCGCCGAACCTGATACACCAGACTGTATTTTAAGGAGTCTAGGGGTATCCATTATGAATTGAGTCTTTGAAATCTTGGCAGCCTCAGAGTAGAGCCTATCTAGCTTTTCAGCTCTATCCTCTATGCTGTCGTTATTCCAATCGTCGCTTCCTACATAGTGAGATACCATCTCCTTACGCTTAGTGCCTACCAAGATCTGATATTGCTCGTACTCAGCTCCTGTGAGCATGACATCCTGCTTTGCTACAGTAATCTTCTGATCCGGCTTTGAAGGAATCATCTTGTTGCGGACATCAGACATGGACTTAGGGGTATCAAAATACATCTGCTGAATCTTGAATCCAACTGTCTCTGTGTCAGGACTATAAGACTGAACAGGATCGAACATGTAGTAAACCCAAGGGTTGGTGCCGGCAGGGGTAGAAGATACCTTCTCTCCCCATAGGGTGATCTTGCTAGGTAGTTCATCGGCTGTCCCCATGATGCCAAGGTCTACACGAAGTCTGTTAAGGACCATGTCGCTAAGTTCTGTATCCTTACCTTCTGTTCTTGTCTCCTTGGTAAAGTCCATGCTCGCCTTACTTACGGATGATACAGTGTTTGGTATGAATATTTTTGACAGCGCTACTACGGTGTTAGTCTCAAACTTCTTAACCTTGTTTCCTTGCTCATCTCTAATTGCATCGATAACCCCGGCTATACCAGTCATGAACGATTGGTCAACCATAGCTTTGATGTTTGTAGAGGTGATGCCACCAAGTCCGCCTAGGCTCATCAACTCATCTATTCCATTGTCAATCTGGGTATCGTCTTTGTCTCTGTAGAAGTCAGCCCATGAAGATAGCGCAAGACCCATAGTTCCCATCTTTGAGTAGTTGATGGTGAAGTCTCCCTTTCGGAACTCGGCCCAGTTATTATCTCCAGATCCCATTCTGAACAATGCCGACAAGTTGAGTGATCTTGCGCGTACATTCTCATACTGCATAGACTTTGCATCGTACTTCATCTCATCCTCATCTCCAGTCATCAAACCGTTTTTGATAAGGTTTGCAGCGAGCATAGCTACACCCATAGCAACTGTAGCTCTTGAGAAGTATCTTATTGATTCTTCTTTATAATAAGCTGCCTTGAGTTGATTTCCAGCCTTCTCTTCCTTGACAGACTTAGCGGCAAATCCTGCAGAGTATGCAATTCCGAAAGCTGGATTAGTAAACTGGAATGTCTCAGTTAGCAAGTTTACAGGAGTTTTTGTAAACGGAATCACTGTACCTATAAGCAGGTTAGCAAATCCAGAGATATGTCTACCCACTGCACCTTGTGAAAATTCAGCCATCTTTTTAGCGATGTCCGCCTGAGATCTATTCACAAGATCGGACATAATATTCTTCTGCTGGTATGTCATTTTCTCAGCATATTCATCGGCAATTGCGGCAGCGTCAGCAGGAGGATTAAATATAAATTCTAGCTTCTCGGCATTGTTCATATTGCGCAAAGAGCCATCTTTATTTTTTACATATGTTTGCTCAGCCAACGACACTAGCTTGCTTGATTTCGATATCTCAAAAGGAATCTTATCACCTATAGCAAGTAGTCTTGACATAGCATCTGCTGGCATACCGAATGTAGCCTCAATGAATGCTGAGATTTTATTCTCTACATTGTTCAGTTCTACAGGAGACTTCTTTGAGAACAAATCTCTCCATGCCTGGAACGCATTCATAGAGTGACGCATGTTATACTTCTCTACGTCTTCGGATGTAGATCCGTACTTGATCTTTCGAAGCCCTTCGCTAACGCCATAAGCAGCACCATATTTTATTCCTCCGAATATATCAAAGAATCCTTTAGAGTACCCAAGTGTAGATATAAACCCTTTGTATGGAATTGGCTTAGATTCTTTTCCAGAAACGTATCTTACAGCTTTCATTGCCAGTGCTGCCGACCAATGGATAGGCGAAGATATAGATACAACAGCACCTCTAAGAACAATGGCTGGAAGGTATCCAAATACGTTGACAAGAATTGTTTGAGGGGTAAGCATGTTGAGCTTCATGATAGAAGCCAACGACTGCCACACATCTCTTCCTTCTCTCATCTGCCTTCCGAGTCTTTCTCCTTCAAGTCTAGCTTTGAAGTCAGCATCTCTAACTGCATTGGCAGCATCTTCCGCTCTCTTTTCGTACTTGTCGACAACAGCTTTATATGCCGGAGACCCCTCTTGTAATCCAGAAAGAGCTGCCTTGTATTCATCTATGATCTTGGTGAATGCCTTCTCCTTCTCTCCCATATCCTTGATTGCAGATGTGTGAGAAAGGATAGCATCCTTCATCTTGTCATTCATCTGAAGACCAGAGTAGTAAGACGTAAGCGCCTCTTCAAGATTCTTCTTGTTTATTTGACCATTGGCATTGATAGCATTCGACAGATGCCCGTCGATACTTGTCTTGAATTTATCATCAAGCTTGGCATAGCCAGGCATAAGGTTATCCATGATGGACTTCTTAGCGTCTGCAGCATTGCCGGTCTTGGAAGCGTTGATGATAGCCTTCTTGATCTTTCTTTGCGTTCTATTTGCCTTGATAAATTTCTGAGACTTCATCTTAACCTGAGCGTCAACAAACAGCTCAAGACCTTTAGGACTCATAGCTACAATCTGCTTCATTCGCTTGCTGGCGATAGAGACGGACTTAGCATATTGCCCGTTGATGGTAGAGAAAGATATGGCCGTACTAGCAGCTCTGTCTGCTGCAGCTTTCTTCGCTTGATCAGAAACATTCGGATCGTTTGCTATAGAGTCAGAATACTTAACTCGCTTGTCAAAGATCTCTGCAAGGATGAGGGCACGAGTGTGAGGCATCACATCAGGAGACTTGGATACATCTGTCATATTAGCCTCAAGAATATCCATTGCCCCTTCTGCTTCGAAGTAATCGACGATAGCTTGTGCGTCAGAAACACTTGCAGCAATAGTGTCAGGGATGTATGTTATCCCTTGCGCATTCAGAGAGTCTTTAACTTCAGTAGATACTAGATTGCTTCCAGCTATACGCTCGAGAGTCTTACTTGCCTTTGGACTAGCAGTCTTATTTTTTAAGGCATTAGCCTGAATAAGCTTTGCAATCTCAGCGTCAAGCATTGCCTCGAACTCTCCCTCTGAGATAACATTGTTGGCAATGTTATTCTTAATCGTAGGGTGATTCATCAGAGCCGACTTGAAGTTACCAAGGGCAACAGCTAGATCAACTCCTTTGTCAACAGCTTTCTTGATAGCGTCTGTGGCAAAGTTTACTGTAGCTTCAACATCAAAGATGCTAGACTTAGAGATCTTTATTTTCTCTCCAGTCTCAGGGTTAGTAACGTACTGTCCTTCTGGATTGAAAAGAAACTTAGAAACTGCGTCTCTGATCTTGTCAATAGATTCTTTGATAGATGTTTTAGATGCAGCAACCTTCTCATCGTATGATTTAATTGCATCGTCAACAACCTTCTTGGCTGTAGCGTCGGAGATTAGCCCATCCTCTACAGCTTTGATAACCTGATCTTTCAGCTGAGAGATCTTAGAAGGTCCATTGATTATAGATGATGACTTAGCTTCTTCTGCTGTTGTATTGATAGCAGATAGAGTATCGGCATCATCCTGTACTTTAGCGTCAGCTCTTTCTGAGATAGCTTTGTCTACAGAACTCTTAGCGTATTCAGTTGACTTGGTATCTACTGCTGATTGAGCCACGTATGATGAGTCAACTTTTGTATCAAGATCAAGCCCAACCTTGAATCCCATTACATTGCCGTCTTCGGTTCTGATAGCCGAAACGTAGTTGGCTTCAGGATTAGATGGATCTTCATTGAATGAATCTTCTTTAACAACACGAGGATTCATTGTACCATCCTGATAAACCATTCCCTCGTTAGTTACAACGCTATCCTGGTTGAATGTTTTAGTAAACTCTACAGCGTCAGAAACTGTAAGGCCAGGAACAAAGAAGCTATTCTCTGTCTGTCCGTACTTACCTGTCACTGGAGCTATCTCGTATCCGCGAGACTCTAGCCACTTAACAGCTTTCCCGTTTAGCTTTGAGTTTGCTGACGAAACAGTAGGAGTACCCATAGGGTTCTCACCGGTAATGATACCGAAGTTCTCCTCTTTAATGATACGCTCAATCTCATCCTTGTCAAAGTCTGACTTAGACATCTTGGCAACAGCATTGTCGAAGAATGATTTCTTAGATCTCTTCTCGCGTAAAGCTTCTTGAGCATCAACTGAAAGTTCGGTATACTTAACTCCTGCAACTTCCATTCGTTTGCCCATAGACATCTGCCCAGTCTTAGATACCATGTTGGTAATCTTCTTAGGCATGCCCTTCATGAGAGTCTTCATCTCTTGCTCTGTAGGTACCTTGTTGTACATGTACATGTCACGAGCAATCTCATAAGCATCATCGTATCTACCCTTCTCAGAAAGGTAATCATAAGCTGCTTCTCCTATTGCTTCGTATTGAGCAGACTCTTTGTATTGAGACTCTTCCGGATGAGCTATGCGCTCCATGCCAGACTCTTCGTTTGAAGTGAAGTCTGATGCTGACTCATTGGTAGGCTTCAATGGAACAAGGGCGTCAGCTCTGAACTCAGGCATGTCAGTCTTCTTTCCTGTGCGGCTGTAATACCATTCGCCAACAGCCATCTGGTATCCATCCTTAGCGGCAAGATCAGCCATCTTCTTCTTGATAACCTCAGCTCTGTATGGAGTGTTCTGAGGTACGGTCTTTTCTACTTGCGCCTTGTATCCTTTTGGATCTGTATCCATAGGATACACTTTATCTTTTGATACACGGACAACATACTTATCTCCTCCAACCATACGCTCTCCATCTGTTGGCTTTGTGTAGAATGAAGCTACCCCATACTGAGTTCCCTTCTCTGACTTAGATGTGCGAGTAGAGTAGAAATTACGACTGTCTATTCCCTTGCGGACAGACTTCTCATCAGCACTTGATACGTGGAAGAATACATAGTCATTGCCGTCTTCGGTGAGTCCAGATTGAACGTATGTATCGGCAACAACATCCATGCGCTTACCGCGAGACTCTTGCATTGATGACACCCGCTCAGGCAGAAGACCTATCTTCTGCTCTGCGAATGGCCTATCTTTCATAGGGACAGACTTGATGGAACCATCTTCGTTTCTCATGTGAGGACCGAAGTTAACCCAAGAGTTTTGACCTCTTGTCTCTGTGGTCATAGCTCTTGCAGCTAATGGGCTGTACATACGAACGTGAACATCCCATGCGTTTTCTTCTCCGATAGGACCAAAAGAGTTACCCCTTTCGCCATGGCCGAATGCATCGTGAACAAAACGGAACACGTCATTAGTCAACAAGCTTTTGCCGTTGATGTCTTTACGTCCGCTGTCCTTTAACAATGGGTTGTCGTTACGCTGCTTATCTGTTATCTTGTTTTGTCCAAAGTCTTTTTCAGTAGACAATACAAATAAATGCTTGTTGTTTCTTAAATCGTCAAGCATCTCTTGACTGTTGGCGTATGGCTCTCCCTTTCCTTCATATATCTCTACAGCGTACCCTGCCTTAGTAAGCTCATCGAACTGATCAATAGTCTCAGTTGCCATAGCCTGATAAGCCGCCTTCACTTGAGGATCGTCTGGCGTATTCTGCATCTGTTCAAATGCGTCAGCTCTACGCTTTGCCTCTTCTACGTCTACTGTAGTTATCTTTTCTCCTGGGCCTGTTGTTATGCCATTGCGGTCCTTATATGACTTAGATACATTGGCAATGTCTTCTACCGGCTCAGAGAACAATCTCCTTCCGCGAGACTCTTGGCCCTTTTTCCCATATGCCAATCCCTTAACGCCTTCAGATAAATTACCTCCATAGTAAATACTTCCAGCAGACATCTGAGAAGCTTTGGTATCATACAATTTACCAGATGGGCCAACTATAGTATTTGGATTAAACAATTCATCTATAAGATATCCTCCATCCAAGTTGAAAGGATTCTTTCCAGGGAACTTAGCATTGAATAATGGATGCTTAACTCCTTTGTCCTGTATTGCATTTGCGTCAGAGTTAGGGTCATTTTCAAATCCGTTGATAGCTACACCCCACAATCCTTCACTCATGTATAAGTCCGCGATCTGCTTAATACCTACCTCATTAAAGATCTTCTCGGCATTAATTCCAAATTGATCATAAAGAGCTTTTGCTATAAACTTGTTTGGATTTTTTGAAATATATCCAGCCTGACCCTCCATCCCTTTCCTACTTGACTTGCGCGCTATTCCTGCAATTAGGTTTTCATTAATAGCACGTCTTGCCTTGAATGAAGCCGGAGCGTTCCCGCCTAAGTTGTAAGCTAAATCCTCTATCATCTGATCGATAATTTCTTTCGATGATAGATCTGCTGCTTTGTATTTATTTACAAAGTCATTGTACTTCTTTTCTCCAATAGCTTTTTTAAGAGACGCAATATCTTTACCGAAAAACTCCGACTTAAATTTGCTTGAGGATCGAATAGACTTTGGAAGCTGAGATATTCCATCGAGGATATATCTTAATGAGTAAGAGTTGCCAAGCAAACTTACAGGGGCTTGAACTCCAACAAGAGTAACCCCGTCCTGTCCTTTATACAAATCTTTTATTAATCCAGAATGCGAATTAACTTTACCAATGAGTGTACTAGCGAATCCAACTCCGTTGTCTACATTTTCTTTTATAGACATGTATCCTGGTCCGCCATACATAAATATCTTTTCTCCTGAAGGAAGAGTTAAGTTGCCCACCCTTGTAGGATCAGAGTTTATAATCGTAACCTTATCTTCGAACTGATCAAGAACATCTTCAAGTGATCTAGTCGGAAGCTTTACAGTTTCCTTTTCTTCATATACAGATTCAACAGGAGATGTTATAACCCTCGCCTGTCCAACTTTTTTTCTATCTATTGAACCAGCTATAATATCAGATCCAGGAATATCTGTTTCAAGATCATAATTTATAGTATCCTCAAACTTCTTCACGTTCTCAGCACCAACAACTTCAGACATATCTCTTCCAGACTTAAGTACATCAGAGACTGCTTTGGCTTTGTTGATCAAAGTCTGCGTGTCGGTATCATTCATTACAGTGCCGAGGCCTAGCTTTGTTGCAACGGAATTGATGAAGTTAATTACATTCTGCTTGAAAGATTTTGGCAACGCATCAAGATCAATCACTCCAGATCCAACTCGACCTATAAACTCAGCCACAGATTCATCGTCAACACCTTCCTGTCCACCCTTTTTACGGTACGCTTCAGCAAACTTAATAGTGTCATCTATCTGAATCTTATTATCACCCTTAGCATTCTGAGATAGATTCTTTAGCCCTCTCACCATTGCATCGTAAGTAGGCTTATCTGTATTGCGTATGATGTTAAGAATAGGGTGAGCGCCTTCGTGCCAAACAACGGTAGTCCCCCATCCTTTTTGGATTCGTGATGGAACAATAGTTATCTGACCCTTATCATCTTCAAAAATACCCTGAGTTTCAATCTTGTATCCTTCAGCAACAGCCTCCTCTTCAGTAATTATACGAACATTTATTCCGGCAGAAGAAAGAGACCGCTGCACAGCGGCAGCAGCCTCTTCAACTGGAGTAGTTTCAGAACTTACTTTTTCTTGTTGGACTTGCCCGACTTGCTCAGTGATATTGCTACCGCCTGTTTCTGTGGGTACCCCTCCTTCTTGAGCATCTTGATATTGCTGCTGACGGTTTTCTGGGACGATCCTTTCTTGAGTGGCATCTGTTGTTGTTTTTGTTTCGGTACCTGTTGTTTCAGCCGGAACAATCGCTGACTTTATTTCATCAAGTCTTGTCTGCTGCTCAGGTGTTATCACACCCATAGTAGAAAGCATCTCAAAGATCTGCAGCTTCTTTCTATGTAGCAAGCTTCCGATTTGCTTCATCAACTTTGCCCTCCTCTTTTTTTTTTCCTCTCTC